CTGAGAGAGGATGACAATGACGGACAACATATCGCGGGAATAGATCTGGAACAAATGCGTAATCCGGTTGATCACGCCAAATCTCCCATTGATTTGTTGTTCAACAAAGTTCAAAAGGCGGAAATGGTCAGAGTCGTGAGCGATCATTTACACACGGTAAATAAGCTACACTCGTTGCCGAAGGGACTTATTGAGCTATTACCGTCTTCCGACATTCAAAAAATGGAACAAAGAATGATTCAGTTGAATTCTGTGCTGGACCCTTCCGATAAGATCTCTTAATGTACGTTCTGAGAGAGCTTATCAGATATTTTGAGATTTTGGGAGCATAGTGCAACCCACCTGCCTTGCACTAATTTTTATACTCCGATAAGCTCCTTTAATACGCCTGTTAAGAGAGCTTAATAGGCGTATTAAAGGAGCTTATCGGAGTATCTCAAAATAATGAAAATGAATCTGTGAAGAGGAATCAACGATGTCGTCGACTGAGATTTTTGGGAGCGTACAAGGACTCATTGGTGGTGTACACTTTGGTGACGGTGCCCGTGGCGCGAGTCTTTCCCTCTCTCATGGTGACACGAGTACCCTCTGCGAACTCTTCCTGATGGTAGCAAAAACGGAATCTAACGGTAGCGTTATCACCAGTCCTAATGACACGATAATTGGTTGACTCAGAATTTTCGCACTCTCTCTGATGCTGCCTGCCATAGACAACATCAACAATCTCCACGATTTTCGCTGATTGACGAATGTTATCCATTTGAATGACAGGCTGATACCCTACCTTAATCGTGGTTGAGTGTGCCTGCACTACGTGCAAATTGACCTCAAACTCCCATATCCCTGCGGTAGGAGTCAACGAGGGATCAATGAGAGTCATACCACATTGCAGTGAATCCTGATTAATCAAGTACCGATCCTTGACCTCTTGCGAGGCAATGTTGAGGGTGACGGAAAATCCAGATGGACATTCAGTGACGGTAGCGTCATTGATTCTGAGATCTTTGATTCTGACGGGGACAAACTTGTTGGAGATTGGACCCAGCATTAGGATATCCTTCTTGCGAATGGTGCCCTGTTTCAAGAAACCACTCAACACCACACCAACACCAGGCACTAGGTATACATGTCCAACCGTGTATCTCACGGGATCATCATATCGGTTGATGTAGTCCGTACGAACGGGTAGGGTGTTCAACATGGTTTTGATCAAATCCATGTTTTGACCTGTCACACTGGACAATTTAATGATGGGAACAACTTTGCCATCTTTGACGTTCTTGACCACATTGTGAACGTCCGCCAGATCATTGATGATCTGAGGAGATTTGTTGACTCCCGGTCGCTTGAGAAGTTTGACGATATCCTCCTCAGTCTTTTTAAGAACCGGAGCGGGGGCCATGTCAACCTTGGACATCACGATGATGATCGGAATATTGTGACAGAGACATAGACCGATATGCTCCTTAGTCATGTTAGTAAATCCCATATGAGCTCCAACCATGATGAAAGCATAATCGGGATAGGTCGACATCAGGCCCTTGATGGTGGTGGGTAGGTATTTTTCGTGACCAGCGAGATCCCAGAAATGACATATTCTAGCACTGTGTTGATGTATCTCACTCATCTTAGGCTCCTTGAATTTTGAAATTCTTTCATTGACTACTTCGCCCTGTGCATCAAATCCCAAAATGTGAGATCCAATGCTGCTGGTTCTCCCGCTCTCTGCCTCATGTGGATAATTGAACATGTGCAATCGAGCAGAACCACGTCCATTATCCTTGATTCCCTTACATAGACATCCAACCATAGTGGATTTGCCGGCGTCAACTGATCCGCACACTGCAATATTAATGGGAATAGGACGATGTCCAATGTTGTACCGAACTAGGACCTCGGCTACATGTCTCACAGTGTCGCAATCCTGTTGTTCCGGTGAATCTCCCTTGATCAGGCGCGTCTTGGTGGTAGTGAGGTGTATCCTTTTAAGCTCATTAATGTCATTGGTGCCATGATCAATCTGTTGTCGATTAACCGAGCAGATTTCTGCGTCAGCCATATGTGCAATTTTAGAAAGATTTTGCAGACTCTCATCCATCATGTTTCCGGGAATGCCCATCGGAAAACCGTGGTCAGTGATTCCGATCTCATAATACGCTTCCCCATTGCCCTCGTCCAGTCTGTATTTCATTTGACTGCACAGATGCTGGAATTGATCATCGATCAAATCCACCAGGACGTACTTGTATTCAATATTGCCCTCATCGGGCTCAGGCTCCAATCGGAATAGACTCTCCATGTCTTTTGTGCATTTTTCAATTTTTCATTATTTTTAAAACCTCTGCTAAGCTCCTTTAATAGGCGTATTAAAGGAGCTTAATACGCCTATTAAAGGAGCTTAGCAGAGGTTGCAAAAATATTGTAAGGCAGGTGGGTTGCATTATGCTCAAAATTCTGGCAAACCCTTGCTAAGCTCTTTTAATAGGCCTATTAAAAGAGCTTAGTGAGGTGATGTCAACATTTTTGGTCCTCTGTGAGTGTGCCTCAAGGGACACGATAATTTTCGAGATGTATTTGGCTTTGGAAATGAAATTGGAGAGAGATTATGAAGAATGTCCAATTCCGATTTTTGAGCAATTCGATCATCACGGGGACGGGACTTGCCATCCTGTTCAAAAATGGGCATAAACCGTTTCAAAAAAACACAAACGATGTCAAAGCTTTCTTATGGTTGCTCATAGCCCTGTACACTGCAGATATTTTTAGGACGATTAGAGGTCGGCAAAACCCTCGTTTCAAGATATATACCGTGGTGCATCATCTAGTTCTCATCGCCAATGCGATTGAATCGTTGATCTCAGGATACTGGGGAATGGAGGGCATTCGTCACGGAGCGATTGACGGCAACTTGTATGAGATTGGTAGAAATGGAGCTTCCGTCTTCCCAAAATTATCAATACTGTTCAAAATCTTGTCTCTGTATGGTTTTGGTCAAAGAGTGACTCTAGACCGTCTTTATCCAACCATGAGCATTGAATCCCCACGACCTATGCCAATATCTTTCAAAGTCACTCACTACTTGAACCGTTGCCTGATTTCGCTCATCGCTATCGAAAAGATGACCAAATGGTATCGATCGTTCCTTAAACTTCATCCTGGTTTCTTCAGGAGGCTCCTTTCTAGACCTTCGCGTTGAAGAGTCATATGGTCTACATTAAGGTACAGGAACGTGCCGGAGGAGCGCGAACAACGTTGACGGCTTCCTCGAACATTGATAATTCCTTCTTCAGACTGTTCAACCTGCCGGGAGCATTTTCATGAATACTGCACTCTTTGATCATATTTTTGAGATCAGAGATCACGGGTGTTAAGGTCTCTGTGTCTAATGTGGCATCATCACGATATTCCAATAATCTGATCAAAACTTTTTCGGACACGCCAACTCTGGTCTCGGCGTCATCAAAGGGCGATTCGTCCGCATGAGCATAAATGTATTTGATGAGAGTATCAGCGTGTTGAGAGATCAGAAACAAAGAAGCTTGTTGTACCTTGTCCAGGTTAATAGTGTGCTGGCTCATATAACCACGCTCAGAATCTCTTCCGCCAATTTTAAGCCATGCGAATCTCTTGGAATCATCACCAGGACGGTGCTATCCAATGATTCATCTCTTTCCAACCTGATGGAAAGATGACGATTATAATATTCTCTGATATTGAGACGCTCAACCATGTTACACTCTGTGTCAGGAAAATATTCTTGGTCGACAATGTTCAAACTCACTCTCTCCATTTCCCAACATCCATCTGTGTCGGTCTTGACGACGCTTGGTCTGTAAAATAGTTCAACTCGAGGATCATCCGACAACCACACCTCATGAACAGCATCAGCCCAATAATGTCGGTAAATTTCAAACGTTTTGATGGAAGACCAACTGATATCACACAGGGAAGCTTTAACTTTTTCCAACAAGTCTTTGGGAATTCGATGATCCATCATGGAGCCGCAGATCCGATGACAATATCGGATTTGATGAATGTTGTCATCTGAAGGACGAAAAATCTTGTCGAACATAATCTGACAAATGTATATCAGTTTATGCAAGAATTAATCCAAAAAATAGAGATGGAAATTCAGAGTGGCACTCTGGGGCATCTCTGGAAAATCAGAAAATTTTTGGGCAACAGTGCTCCCGAAGACCTGAGAAAAATTCCATCTGATCTATTGGACATGTTAGCCAAAATCGCCGGTCACTCGTTCGAGGTTGCTCGTGAGATAGATCCTTCGTCTCTCGACAAATCTCTGAGAGTATTGTCGTCTATCTGTGTCAACGGTTGCAGAACCCTCGTGAGTTGTGAAGATCCTGGGGTCACATTCTATTCCAGGCATTTCAATCGCATGATCAATTCGGGAAGATCCTTGTTTCGATGTTATGACTGTGGCACGGTAGCCCGTGCCATGTTCCTCGGGCTTATTGCAGCTCACAGGAAGGATTCTGATATGACCAGATCGGAACTAGAACGAATGAAAAAATGGTATCGGCCGAGGGCTTTTCCCGTCAGAGAAAGTCTCAGAATGTTTCGGAAACACCTCTTGGATACTCCAGTGGGTACTGTGTTCATCTGCAGTGTGAGTCTCTCTGACCATGCGGGACACGTGTGGGTCATGGAGAAATTCTCCAAAGAGAATGGATCTGCGGCGGTCAGAATGTTCCAGACGTGTCTCAACAATTTTTTGTTGATTGATCAAATGGTGGATGAGGGATATTTGACCAACAAAGATCAGTGCATCGACCACGAAAGATTCTTAGAGGATCTTGAAAGGTTGATCATTCCACATGATTGGGATGATGAGGATCATCGTCTTTTTTGCAAATGGTTCAGATATCGTTGCAGGACCGACATGTCTTCCCGAAGCTCATCCAATTTGTGTTTTACCTATGTGACATATTGATGGACATCGATGAATTAGTCTTCAACAACATCATGGATGTATTCTAGGATATCTTCGTTGCTTCCACCGTCCTTCACATAAGCATCACAAAAGTCTCCCATGCTCTCAGCTACCACATCATTCAAGTGATCAGCCACGCCAGAGTAACCGGAATCAACGCGTCCATGCAATGGAAGATGGAATTCAATAATGGCCTCGATGAGTTCGCTCTCTGCATCGTCATCAGATTTTTCGAGACGATCAAAGATCTTTTGGGTCACTTCATTGGCAACCAGGCTCAAGACATCCGAACTCAGACTTTCTTCTTGGTACTTGGTGAACAACTCCTTGAGGTTTACCAGTTGAGACATCGTGTATATATGTGCGTATAGTTATCATTTTTAAAATCTCTGGTTATTGGACCTGACGACAAAATATGGAATGTTTGGAACCCTATTGACTATTCACTGACTCTTCTTCAAGGTCTTTTAGATAAGCCTTCGCGCGATAAATACATACAGCTTCCGGTATCCTGCCAACAGTATACAAGCTTGCACACACACCGAACACTGGCAAACTGATGTACCAGAATCTAGCACTCGCCAATAGACCAATGGTGGTTGCCATGTAGGCAGTAATCGATTGAGATACATTAGCTGCAATGTCGGGCGAGATCATACCCCTGATACGTATTTCATGCTCTCTCTTCGCAATATCCTTGAGATCTTGGTTGATCAGTATCAAGCTAATTCCCATACCTAGCGCGTACAGAGGTTTGCTGATGCTTTTTCTGAGGGATTTAGCTGCGGGAGTGCAAGAATAACCCAAGCGAGTCGAATCCATGACAAACATTCCATCTTCTGCGACTTTGGACAAATTCATGGCAATATCTCGTCTGTAATTGACGAAAAGTGCTCGTGGTTTCATTCTTCTGACAATCGACATGATCCGTCTGAACATGATGTCCAAATCGGGTTTCATTTTTCGGGACAAGAAACCAGCATGTCTGAAAAATGAAATAAAAGACTTGGTATGTTGTGCAATCGAGAATCATTGTTTGATTTGGATTCTAAGAGGGATGCCAATCTCCTGAAAGGTCTCAACAAGAATGATGACCTCGATATCACATCTATGCGGGGTGGCAAGAACAATGTTGCACCTGTCTGGTTCATCGAAGATTTTCTTCATCCAGATGAATGTGACAAGATCATCTCAAGCTCCGAGGCTATTGGATTCTCTGATCTTTCTTTCAATTATGACCAAAACGAGCGTTCCTCGGATCGCCTGTTGGTTTTTGATGATGGTCTGACACGCTTGATGAATAAGCGTCTCAGCTCGGATTGTTTTATCCCGCGATTTTTCAAGAATTGGAAAGAGCCCTACGGCCTGCAGCCACGAGAGTGGCACACCGATACGATCACGGTAAATCCTTGCTTGCGTATCAATCGTTATGGTCAAAATGGCAAATTCGAATGGCATCGGGATTCGCAATATATCGGTGGACCTCACATGAGGAGCGGATACACCATTTTAGTGTATTTGACGGACGTGGGACAGACCGAATTCTTCTCCAACCAAGCTCCCGCGGAAATTTCAACTGCAGATCAAGTTCGCAAGTCCTCCGGAAATTTCACCATTAACGCTAAGAAGGGTATGGCGGTGGTTTTCAATCAACAAATGTTGCATCGAGGTGTTCCCGTGTCAGGTGATCGCCAAAAATACGTCTTGCGTTCGGACTTAGTTTTCTATGCTAAGAAGATGTTACCTGTGAGGGATGTTGCCCTGTATGACACTGTTTGCCGTGTTTTCCGTGGTGCACAATGGTACGAACTGAGTGGGAACAAAAAAATGGCGGGACCTCTTTACGACATGGCACAGGCCTTGCAAATCATGGGTCGTCTGCCTGATGATTTTCGAGACCCGGAATTGCCACGTATTGAAGATCCCGAGTTGAAAATAGAGCGCGAACCTGGTGTGGTTAAAGCTACTCTGAAAAATTTCTCCAAAGGATGTGAATTTGAGGTGCTCAAAGATCTGATGATTCGCGCAATGCTGACGGAACACAGCCCATATTTGAAATTGCCTCGACCGGATTTGGTATGGGGGTCCGAACTGTCGCGTTTTGAAGAAAATCACCATCCCCAAAATGTCTCGGAAGGGTGTGACGAAGAATCATCATCTGTTAAACCGCGCACGCGCCGAGAACGAGTCGCCGCTGTGCGACGCGACCACTGGCGTCACACAGTTACGAGTCACACACCAGCTGTAGTGGAAGAATGTGATGACGAGTATGAGGAACTGCCAGAGGAACTGCCAGATGAACTGCTAGATGAACTGATAGATGAATCGCTAAGTGTACCGTCCGAGTTACTCGTCAAAAACGACGACGGTGATGACGATGATGACAGCGATGATTACCCGGAATCAAGTGATGATGACGACAACAGCGATGATGACAGCGATGATTACCCGGAATCAAGTGATGATGATGAACTCATCAAGAACAATTATGATGAACCAAACACGTTTGTCGACAAGAAACCTCAAGATGATGACGATTGTGCGTATTACAACCTAAGAGAGGTGTACAAAGAGAACGATTACGATGTCATTGTTGGCGTCCAGGTCAATTGCGACATGAAGACGTACAAAGCTGATTGTTATTGCAGCCTAGGTGAAGGATATTTCGCGTCCGCCAAGAGATACCGAAACGTACAACCATGTCTCCAGCAATTTGAATTCACGTTTGATACATGTGACTCAGCTTCTCTGAACACATCGGATTACATTTCTGGTGATTTTTGGATGTCTTTCCCTGGACAGAGCATCAATCATGCCAGTTGCAACTGTGAATTTGAAGGATGGAGCCGTTCAAAAACCAAGTCCGTTTCTATGACCATCAGCATTTCGGGAACATTCTTGATTCATCGAATTGAGGACAACACTATCAATGTATCTTTCAAGTACACTCCTCTTGTCAAATTTTGAAATGCGGGAAACTTCACCATTTCTGCTCATGAACTTTGTATGAACAGAAGCATTTTGGTCATCGGAGATCTGAATGATATCGAGGTTGGCGTCAAATATCATTTTTCTCTGATTAAGGGTCTATATTTGGCCGAAGGATTCTCTCATATAGGATGGAACTCTTGGTACGCTTCCGTGAAAACAGACGGAGAGAGTAAATTATGCCCAGGTGTTCATTATATCCCTATAAATAAGCTCTCATCGAATTTTTTGACGACAATTGATGTGGTGGTATTAATTCGAGAGATGAACATTCCTCAAGTTTTCGATGGTTGCCCACCACTGATGGAGATTTTGAAGAGTAAGGGGTCAACAGGACGAAAGTCCGTCGCACCACATCGACCACTAATGGTGATGAAGGGAGACACTGTTGGCTGGCTGAATCAACGACCCTTGCAAGCGTGGGTCAAAAAACATTTCAAGATGAACATTAAACAATGGGGATACATGTATTGGGATGCTATTTATTGTCAGACTCCGGAATACACCGCAGATGCATTGAAAGCATTTGGAGGAGATCCTCTGAAGAAATTATTCACTTCTAGAATGGCTGTGCCGAACCACATTCCCGAGTTGACGGAGATCCCAAACCCATATTCAGACGATCATTCGTATTGTGTAGCGTTCTGCAACGAACTAAAAGAGGGACGTGCCCTGTTACCATTGAAACTATGTCCAGGATTTGATCACGTTTCCGTCAAGGTCGACAAGGACCGTTGGCAGAGAGGGAGTAAAAAACGCATCATATATACCGGAAGAATCAGGACGGATGGCGGTAAAATCGCGTGGATGATTAGGGATATCGCTGATGCTTTGGGGCCAGACTATGAGTTTCACGTTTTCCCCGGGAGATTCAACATTCCCGGACTGGATTTCAAGGTGTTCAGTCCCAAAAATGGCAGGCACTTGCAGTTATTACGTGACACGGTCTTTGCCAATTCCGACAATGTAATCATCCACCACCCATACTCTCATCAAGATCGATTTCAATGGCTTTACCATGCTGATTATGGTCTTGATTTCAGTTCAACCAGACCAGATGATCGTCCGGCCAAAGCAGGGAATGCCAAATTATTGGACTATTGTGCGTCTGGTTTGCCGGTGGTGACCGAGAAAAACGCGCAAAATTGGAAATTGGTGCAGGATGCGGGCAATGGGATCATTATTGAAGGTATTGGGACCGTCTCAGATTATGTGGAGGCATTTCGGAAATTGGAGACGTTGAAAATTGACAGAGAGTGCGCCAAGAAAATTACGGTTCAGAACAATAATCATGACCTGATTGCTGAGGAAATTCAACGTGATCTTTTTGGGAAGTAGTTGTCGCCATGTTTCAGCAATCCAAAAGCTCCTCTTGTTTCTTCATGAGTTCCCTCATTTTCGTCCATTCTCGATGAAGCACCTGAGAGATCGTCTCATCAGGGATGCCAAACTCTCGAAGATCTTTCAAATGATCATCGGAGCTGGACTCTGTATTCATCAAAATTAACAAACAAATGTCTTCGTCATCAAGATTGTAGATGCACCCACTGTCTTCCAAACCATGAGAACCTACGGTGCACATTATCCACTCAAACTTACGATCACCTGGAAATAAGTCTCCCTGGACAAAACACCCATTCCAGATAGGCTTATTGATCCCTGGTATTTGTTTCCAATAAACCAAACGCATGGATAATTTATTTTTTGGCTCATTTTTTTGATGATGGTCTGGATCAAAAAATGATATGATCAATAATTACAGATGGATCACAATTTTCTCGGTTTGATTCCTCCACCGAATTTTGTGAGCGATGAAGCTTATCAAAAGTACATTGATCACACTGTAGACCGCTGCAAGAAATTGAGACCCAGTGGGTTTCTGGTCTACGACATCCAAGATGAGAAGGGACGTAATGGAGAACCACGTCCTTTTCCGTATCGTCCCACTAAGGATCCAGTGGCATTTGCATTAACCCTGCAAGAGAAAACAGGTCTTATCGCCACTCTTTATCAAACACTGACTTCGGATAAGCCTCTGCAGAATTTGCAGGAATACATCAGAGCATTGTATGAGCGTGGTATCAGAAGAATAGCTTGGGTTGGCGGTGGAGCGTCATCTCCATTGGAAGTTCCTGAAGCACTAGCAATCACCTTGAAAACTGGGCTGCCGTTGGAATTGAGTTGTGTGGCAATCGCCGAGAGACATCGCGACACGGGATCAGAAGTTGATCGGTTGTTGAGCAAAGTGGATAACGGTGTCACACAAATGACCACTCAGATTATTTACAATACGGACACCATCATCATGCTGATCAAAGATTATTGCGAAGAGTGCGAGCGCCGTAATATTGACCCCAAAAGAATGGTGCTCTGTTTTGCACCATTTGGAAAGCCAGAAACCCTGAAATTCTTGGAATGGTTGGGAGTGGAGGTCCCTGTGGGCACTGCTCGCAGGATTCTAAGTCGTCAAGATATCAATGCCAGAGTGAATGAATCTGTTGAGGTTTGTCTTGAAATTTGGAACACGGTCAGGAAGATGTGTGCTAAACATAGGTTGAGAATTGAACTGGGTGTGGCCGTTGAGTCTGTCTCTAAGGATGCACATGAGTGCGCTGCTGCCGATGAACTATCTGGGAGATTATTTCGCAGATTAGATTCGGCGCGTTAATTAATCATGGACGTAAGACCATCAACTTATTTCTAATGGACTCAGTTCTTTGGAAATACCGTCTCAATTGTCTGCGCGTGATACGTCGGGGATCATCTCATTTTTTGACGACAACATATGAAGATCTTTTGCAATCAAAGTAAATCAAATTCTTTGGGAGGCGGATTCAAATTTTCAGACGCACTTTGTTCACATTTTTCGGCTTTTTATGTTTTGTCCGACGGTAAAAACAATCATGCTCCATATGACATCCTGTTCATGATGGATCCTCGAAAGAGCAAAGATCGTCCTTATGGACTTCAAGAAATTCTGGATGAAAGAAACAGTGTCTCTTGCAAAGATCATGACACCAAACTAATCTATCGTGTCAACGAGTGTGACGCTAAAAGAGAAGAGTCCATTGGCATAGAAAAAATAACTCGCAAAGCAATTTGGAAGGCAGACATGGTTGTCTATGTTAGCAAGTGGTTGCGAGATTATTATCATCGGAAATATCCTGAACTTGCCTCCAAAAACAACTGTGTCATCTTTAATGGAGTTGATCGCAGTGTCTTCGTTCCGTTGAGATTGCAAAGAGGAAAACACAACGGCACGCCAATATTGATCACACACCATTGGTCGAACAATGGATTCAAGGGGTATGATTTTTACAACACTCTAAATGATCACAACGGTGAGGGATATCGTTTTATTTTCATCGGTAGACCACATCCCAAGCAGAGGATCAACAAAATCGAGCATCATTCACCTCAAACAAATCCCTCAAAATTGGCCGAGTTGTTGGCCAAAGCTGACATTTACGTCACCGCCAGTCAATGTGAACCTAGCGGTAACCATTTTATGGAAGGCCTCTCTGTTGGATTGCCCGTTCTGTACAGACATTCGAAAAAATTCACATCCGGCGGGATAGACGAAATTGCATGTTTGATGGGTGAAAGATTTGGAGATTTTGAACTGTTCAAAATTTCGCTCGAGAAGGTGTGGAGCAACTATTCGCAATATCAAGATAAAATAAAGCAGCACTCCGATTTGCTCGACGTCAGGATTTCTTTGAAATCTTATGAAAGATTGTTCATGACCATCGTCAACACTCAGAAAAAATAATTCGTTGGATGTATGATATACATCGTATTCGATCCGATTTGGATCATCAGGAGATTGATAAATGAATGGAAAAATGCCAATCCGAAAGCATTCACGAAAGATACCAAAAGAGCTACTCTCGTTTGGGTATTCTCTCACTATCGCGAAATTCCGGAAGAATTATCAAAGTTGCCCGTTTTGACCACCATACACCACATTGACGAAACGAAGGTCGCGCTGTTTTTCGAGGAGGTGGAAAAACGCACCACGTGGTTCCATGCCATATGCACGGAGACGGCCAGAACGCTCAAAAAATACACACAAAAACCAATATTCTTGCAAGAAATGTGGGAGAATCCCGACATTTGGAACTTTGGGGCAATTCATAGAAGGATGTTTCAATCTGAATCGATCATGGGATTCAACAAATGCGAAGAGAGTACGTCAAGTGCTCTTGACACGCTGAAGAAAAAATACAAGATCCCGACCGACAGATTCGTCATCGGATCATTTCAATGTGATACAGAAGGCACATCGGTCCCAAGAGGACAAGATAATTCTCATCCCATCTCTGGAGTAAAGTATCAACCAAAGCTGTCCAAAGGACCGGACATCTTTGTTAACATCGTTTCGGACATCAATAAGAGGAAAAATGAGTCCCAGAAAATTTGCGTGTTGTTGACAGGATACAGACGCCAATATGTGATACAACAATTGCAAAATTTGGGTATCGAGACCATATATCACCCAATGGTGTCTCAACAAAAATTGAGCGAGATTTACCGTTGTGTTGATCTTTACATTGTCGCTTCCAGAACCGAGGGAGGCCCACGAGCCATATATGAATGTGCTCTGACGAAAACACCGATTATTTCCACAAGAGTTGGAATGGCAGAATCTATTTTGCCTGCTCATTCTCTTTTTGATTCCAATGAATGGAAGAGTTACATCGGTGCCAAGACCGACACCGAAACAGCCTATCGGAATGTTCAATCATATTTACTCCCGTCATATATGACAAAATTCAATGAACTATTTGCTAAGACAGGGCATCCTATTTCAAAAATGTGAACCCTCATTCATACGAACGATTTTCAAAGAATCAACAAAAAATGATGAGAGCCATAGAAATATGGGTGGGAAAGCCGTTGATGGTCGTAGGATTTCTGCGGAAGAATACGACACATTGTCGAAAAAGATCACTCATATCCTGCAGGAAGTCTATGATAAAGTGTATATCCCAATGTCTCTCAAATCAAAACAGTATCACGGAGACATCGATTTCGTCGTGAGTGAGATTCTCAGCAAAGAAGGAGACAACACCGTCCCTGGTCAAAACGAGAACCATATTACTGATGCATCTGAGCTATTAAAAGCAGAAACTGTGAGACGAAATGGACCAACAACTTCATACAAACACGACGGTGTACAAATCGATGTTCACCTGTGTCCCCAAAATGAATTTGACATGTGCTGTCGTTACAAGGATAACGGGGATGTCAGCAACTTGATAGGTATGATGTGTCATCGAATAGGATGCATCTATGGAATGGACGGATTGAGGATGTTTTATTTTTTCCAGAAAGGAACCTTCTCATACAGTCCTACTCCAGAACGATACGAGCTCAAACTTTCCGAGTCTCCTCAGAAAATCATGAAGTTCCTTGGGTTATCCTATAATACTTTCATGGATGGATTCAATGACCCCGAGAGCGTGGTTGATTTCTTGGTTACATCGCCATACTTCTCCGTTGATGTCTTCATGCTTAACGCGAAATCAAAAGCTTCCCACCGAGACCGTCTCAAAACGAGACCCCAACATGTCCTGATCAGACAATGCATGGAACGACGATCAGATTTGCCAAATCGGAAATTTGACCTGTCTCAGACACACCAAGAAATGTTGGATTTTTTCGACATGCATGAACAATATCAGAGAGATCGGGAATGTATCCTAAGACGATACTTGTACAAACAGAGGATAAATGGCCGTGTCGTCAACTCTCTGACTGGTTTAGAAGGTCCCACATTAGGGGGGGTGATCTCTCGAATTAAACAGACAATCTCATTTGAGACACTGCAACTAATGGATGATGAAGCTCTGTATGCACAGATAGTCTCGTTGGCATCAGGTGATAGGTATTACAACGAATAGATGTGGATAAATCAAATGATAGGGATTAAAGTCGACTTGGATGATTAGTGGTTTGTGTCATATCCATTGGATCACTCCCACCAGAGCCATCAGTCTGAAGGTGCACGCCGAAGGCAAGACCAATTGTGTCGCCCTCTGAGGAGTGTTTCGAGGACTTCACCGACAACTTTAAGAACTCACATGAGATGATCGCCAGGGTTAAGATTGATGTAACTGGGAAAGAATATCTTTGGGTCACACTTACGTGACACTTTTGAAAATTCCCTGCTTTAGCATTGCAGACACGAACCGTCTCTCTTTGACAAAATTATGATGGGTATTGTATGTGAAGGTTTTGTCCGGTGTGTCAATGGGATACTTGCCGGATAATCCTTTACTGCCGGTGTATATATCGGTGATGTGATCGAAACCGATGAGATAAATAGGTGGAGGATATCGAGAAAGCGCTTCAATCAGACCAGCTAATCCCGTACTAGGGCGAGGAAAAGTCCCCATTCCCATAGTATATCCATTTTCCTTGGCGAAACGATTTAACCGACCGTGATCAATAAACCTAATCTTCTCTTTATGACGAAGAAACCTTTTATCTTTGATAGTGGTCCATGGATCCTTCTTACGGTACCGATTATTTGAGTTATAGAGTTTCTCTGTGTTCATCACCCAAATCTCTTTGGCCCTTTTCACTTTCACCGGATCATACACCAGACCGGAACGAATGCACCAAATATCAATACGGTCGGAAATATAATCGCGATATTCCTCCAATGGGGTTTCATTGAACTTGATAATGATGTCAAATTTCGATAGGTCTCTGGGACGCGACAAGACCTCTTTGCTGGATGCTACAATCACGACACTTGGATGTATTTTGGCTTTGGAAAACAACCAATCGATGGGAGCTATCTTCTCGGATGACATGGTATATCTTTTCTGTTCCAGGATCTGTCTCTCTAAAGATGGAAAATTGAACTCACTCACATTTTTCTCGCCAGTCCACCCCCAACCCATCTTTGAATCAATCATACTGGAAACAATCTTAGCTAACTGTAACGAAGTTACCTCTGGTTGATCGTTCACTCCCCAAATTTTAGCTCTTAGGATGCGAATATGATGGTTTCCATTGATGTACAGAATCCTTTGATCCTCCGGCAAGACTTGATTGGTATCATCGGACACGATCAAACGATCACATTGGTTATGAGAGTCAACGATGGAACATCCAAAGTCAATCAGAAATTGTTTCATGTACAGATCTACACTCTCGTTTCCAGTATTGACGTAAATGCTTGGTCCAACATTTGACATGTCATATCTCGGAAAATAAAAATTGGACATAGACATGAAGACATGCATCGTCATTCCAGCAAGATATCAGTCATCACGTCTTCCAGGTAAACTCCTATTAACTATCAACCACAAGACGATTCTGCAACATACTCATGACCAATCCATGAAATCGAAAGCTGACGCTGTCTACATTTTTACTGATTCTGAATTGATCGCAGAGAGTGCTCGCTCATATTGTGATCATGACCGTGTTCGTCTGACTGCTCCGGACTGTGTCAATGGTACAGAGAGGATCTCCAGACATCTAGACCTCATTCCAGAGGAATATCAGACGATTGTCAACGTACAGGGAGATGAACCATTCGTAGATCCACGTAACATTGATTACGCGATTGACCAACATCGAATTTACGGTGCCAACTGCTACAACATCACGCTGCATCAACGAATCACTGATCTGAATCGACTGAAATCGACCAGTTCAGTGAAAGTTCAATTCAACAAACTCAACGAAGTTATGACGTATACACGTGGCATCATTCCTCACAACAAATCGGGTATCTTCTCGGTCGACCAAAGAGAGTACAACGAGTTCACCGGCATCTATGTCTACGATAGAACAAAGCTCTCATTGTATCACAAGATGGAGAAAAGTAGGTTACAAGAGGACGAAGATATAGAACAGCTGCGGGTACTGGAAAATGGACACAGGATGATGACATTTTCTTGTCCATATCCCAATGAGATTTCGATTAACACTCTGGAAGATTATGATTTTGTGAGAGGCAGTCACGAGAGGTGATCGTGAGGCAGAACAGGAAAAAAATAAAAATAATTCGATATGGTCAACATTTTGGACTGCACCATCAGAGATGGTGGATACGTCAATAACTGGATGTTCAGCACAAAGCAAGTGAGAGAATGCTATCGAGCTTTGGTCAAGAGTCACGTAGACTACATGGAAATTGGATTCAGAGATAGTATTCGGACATATTCATCTGTTCCTGTTGGTCCTTGGAAAACGTGCTCAGAGAGTCTCATTCGGTCGACGATAGGTGATATTTACACTCCCACAACACGGTTGGCACTTATGGTCAACTTTGAGAATGTGAACTTGGACTTGTTTCCGCCACGCAAATCATCATTGGTCTCCATGATTCGCATTGCATTCCATGAGAAAGATCTTGATGGAGTGCTGGAGACAGCCAAACATTTCAAGATGTTAGGTTATGAGGTAGCATTAAATGCCATGGGAATTAGCTACTACGATGAACAGTCATTGCGTCATTTTTGTGAGATCGTGGTAGAGTCCAATGCGGACTATGCATACATTGCGGACACATATGGATCACTCAACCAAATTCGCTTAGCACGAATTTGGGACATTATGAGTGAATATGATGTGCATGTAGGGTACCATGCGCACAACAATTTACAGAAAGCTCTGAGCAATGCGGTATACTGTATTCAGAAAGGTGCCAAGTTGGTTGACGTAACCATGCATGGTATGGGAAGAGGTGCCGGTAACCTATGCACCGAGTTGCTCTTATCAGAATACAGTCCATTGAACGTCTTCCCCGTCGTGGAATATATCGCGGATTACCTGATTCATTTGGATTCGTTGGACAAATGGGGCTATAGCCTGGTGTATTTCATCTCGGGTCATCTCAACATTCATCCCAACTATATTTGGAAGATGGTTCAGTACAATATCACCGATATTCGTCAAATCTGGGAGGTGGCATCTCAAATTCAAGAGAGTAAGCGGGGAAACGTTTTCGTAGTTGGCCTGTTAGATGCGGCCATTGAGTCTCTCGACAAAAACGATGATTGATATGAAACAATGACGAGTTGTATCAGCATTCAATAAGCTCTCCTAATATGCGTATCAAGAGAGCTTATTGAACATAAAACAATCAAAAATATTGCTCCTTTGTGGAGGTCACACAGCTTGCGCTAGAGGTTGTTACAAAGAATGCAACACAAATTTTTTGAGAGGTGGGTGAGGAGATTTTTGGGTGAGAGAAAAAAAGTTGAAAGTTGGACCTCTGCTAAGCTCTCTTAATACGCGTATTAAGAGAGCTTAATACGCGTATTAAGAGAGCTTAGCAGAGGTCCAAAATTTAGTGCAAGGGGGGGTCCTTGCACCACGCGCAAAAAATCAAAACACACACAATAAGCTATCTTAGTACGCGTATTAAGATAACTTATCGGACATGCAATAATTAATTGGTCTCCAAGAAAAATATTGCTCCTTTGTGGAGGTCACACAGCTTGCGCTAGAGGTTGTTACAAAGAATGCAACACAAATTTTTTGAGAGGTGGGTGAGGAGATTTTCGGGTGGAGAGAAAAAAGTTGTCTCCCAAAAATATCTGCATGTCGGTTGATACCATTCCACAAGATGAATACAGGTTGCACATGAGATAAATACGGGATAAACATGATATGAACACAAAGATTACCATTACGCGTTGTGACTTTATCTAAACCTTAGTGGCTAGTTTGGACTCTTGCGCCTCCGGGACAAGAGCGCGAACATCAGTACTCTGCGTCATACAAGAGGGAATGTACCACTGCCCCGGCAATTTCTTGCGATGTTTATTCAGAAGGTTTTTCAGGTCGCGCAACTTACGATCGTCGGCCTTCTTGGCCGCCTCGAGTGCTTTGATTTTGTTCTCCAACATATTTATGGTCTTTTGATCATCATCGAGATGGGTTCTGATGTATTTCAATCGACGTTGTATTTCGTCAAATTCAGACATCTTGGAACATAGCTTTTTTTGATGTCTGAAAATATCATTGATTTCTTTGACCAACCTGGACTCCTCTTCTTTAAGCTTGATGTGCTGTTGCATCTCTGCGTCCACCATTTTCTGCACATCATCATCAGAATCCTCGTCTTCATCAGCGCCTTCATTGACAGCTGCATCTACATCTATATTACCCTTGCAAACAGCAGGTTTCTTATCATTCTTGGGAATGACCTTCCCAATGCGATGTATCTCTTCCTCCATCTCAGCAGGAGTGTGACACTCCGTGCAAGTAGGTTTAACGCATTGGGAGAATCCTGGAGTATTCAGACTCATGAACTTCCAAAATTGATCAAATTGGTCCAGAGACTTGAACACTCTGCGCTTCTCCATCTTTTTGGAATCCCTGTCCTGAGCCGTCAATACAATTTTCTGAGGACCTTCTTTGGTCAATTTCAAACCTGTCAAGGGACATTGTTGGTCCCCTCCGCCATGTTGAGACCTTTTCGCAACGGCAATCAATGATGGTTTCAACGTGGATTGTGTTCTGTTGTTCGTTGCTTGAAGACAAATCAGTATTACGACAGCGATGGTTAACAGTGCCGCAAGCCACATCTATAAGTGTGTAAAGAAATTGATGATATTCTCAAAACCATGATCATCTCCATCGAATCGGTCGAAGATATTTCAGGGCTCTTGCGTGAGCTTGATGGACAATGCTATTACGTTCATTATCTTCCCAAACCAAGAGACCAAATGCACTCATATCGCGATGTGATTGATGAAATTAGACATTGGTGTAAACCACACCCACCCGGATTAAATGTAATATGCCAGAGCAGTCAATATGTTTTACGTCATGTGTTCCTCAATACTCACCGGGATATTATGACACCACATGAATATACCACGCTGATTCAACATTTCAATCGTGCAGAGATTGCGATGCCAGATGCGTTCATTTACGTCTGTAACAGAGCACGAGAGACAGACTCTGATGACTCAACTCAGATGGAATACGAATGGTATCTGGATATGTCCAACCTGCAGGTTCCACTGTACCGTATCTATATTGATAAGATAGATGACCTGCATTCATTATTGATGTCCATTTTAAGAGGTGTTGAGACGATACATGATCATGATGACCATGACCAGAATGATCAACAACAGTAGATACATGCCCATAATGATGGGCCCCATTTTCCAGAAGAGGTATTTCATCAGGGGATCCAATATATTTTCCTTAACCCGCGACTGATTCTCGGGTTGACTGGCTCCCGATATGATTCCATCTACCAATTGTTTGATGATGGTACTGAACATATCTTGGACATAAAATGATCGATGATTTGTTGCGTACGCGTTTTGCATTTTTTAAATTTGAGATGTATGAAAATTCTTTTGCAGCACGCCGTTCAAAGAGGACGTGTTGAGCAGTTGTTGTTCGGATCAAGGAAATATTTGGCCAAGCGCAAAATAGCTTTGTCTTACAATAAAGCAGAGATGTCGGATGAGGTAGACGTTATCCTGATCTTAATTAACAGTCGGGTAGGATGGATGGATCTGCCAGAGAAAGACCGCAAATATTACGAGAAGACCAAAACACCCATCATCATCTTGGAACGCTTAGATTCCGCGGTGTCTTGGTTCAGAGAGTTTGACAGGATTCACAATCTGGCAGCTGTCTACAAAAACAGAGTCCCCCGTAATAAGAGCCTGTACAAAGCTCCTCTCTTCCAGGGAAGATATCATTATGGTTTAATTAAACCTACATACATTTCGGAAAAAGGAAACAAAAAATTTCCACCTGCAACCGGTGACCGTTCCAACAGTATCGAGAAAAAAGGTTTACCGTCTATTTCCGACGGCAACATCAAAAAAATCAAAACGGTTCTTTGGGATTTTCACAGCAGTCCCTATGGTAAACCTTGCAAGTATTTTCGAGAGAAAACATGGGACATTCATCGTGAGCGCTCCACCGACGTCTTTTGCATCAATCATGATACTGACTCTATGCAAGGTTGGTACAAGAGACGAGCGAAAAACATCATCAGAGGTATCTCCGGGATTTCCTCGGTGACCGAAAAGGTGCTTAAAGAGAAATATGACGAAGAATTCGCAAAATCCAAGATTTGTGTGGCCTGTTGGGGTTATGGAGAATGGGTCCACATGGATGCATATGCGATGTATGCCGGGGTACTATTGATTAAACCAGACACAGGTCATGTCATGATGGATCCGGATCTGTACCAGAACAATGTGACCTATGTACCCTGCAAACCGGATCTGAGTGACTTGGAGAGCAAAATTCGTCATGTATTGACTCACTGGGATGAATATGTTCCTATGTTGGAACGCGCTCAGAAGTTGATCAGAGAGCATTCCGAACAACATTACATTCAAAAATTTTGGGAAACAGTCCAAAAAGACGCTAAATCCATCAATGTCAAAAAATAGAGGAGTATACATCGAGTTATGCGAAAGCTTGCGTCGAAAAAATGAAAAAAAATCATCCTGAATTGGTAATTTCTTAGTGTGGATATCATGCAATAAATGGCATCAACAGCGCAAAATCCATGAAATCCTCTATGGTGTAACAGAAGCATACGACCCTTCTAAGGTCACGGCCCCGGGGCAGCACCGGGTGGAGGAGCTCATGGAATTTGTGCGTCAAAATCAAAAAAAATATTTACTATAGTGTTAATGAATACCGCGAGATCCTCTATGGTGTAACAGAAGCATACGACCCTTCTAAGGTCACGGCCCCGGGGCAGCACCGGGTGGAGGAGCTCGCGGTATTTGTACGCCTCCATAGTTCAATGGAAGAATGCATCTCTCCTAAAGATGAGACCTCGGATCGTAACCGGGTGGAGGCGTACAGATACCGAGATGGGTTCGAATCCCATACGGTGCACAGAATACTCGCAGCAAACTTCGAGGGTTAATGGCTTTTTGTCTCACGGCTTTTTGCCTCACCTGGTGTATTCTGTGCACCGTTGGTCCAATGGTCAGGGCACGGGTTTTATAGGCCTAACGATATGGGTTCGAATCCCATACGGTGCACAGGATATACTGTCCTGTGGTTTTAAATCATTCGGGAAGTATCCTCTGCACCGTTGGTCCAATGGTCAGGGCACGGGTTTTATAGGCCTAACGATATGGGTTCGAATCCCATACGGTGCACAGGATACTAACAGCAATCGCTCTATAATGGGGGTATCCTGATAGTAAATAGAGTAGTCCCGCGGTACGAAGAGAATGCTCCGTTAGTATAACGGTCAGAACGCCGTCTTGATAAGTCGGAAATCCAGGTTCGATTCCTGGACGGAGCATTGTCTGGTTACAGCTATATACAGTTTTCCTTGTAAGAAATCCAATCCAGACAGGGTATGTTACCGTGATGTTTTGAAAAGGTGTGTTACCGTGATGTTTTGCACCTCACTGAATGAACTAGTGAGGGTAAACTGTCTTAGATGATCTAAATAATGACAGTTTGGGGTGTTAGTGTTATTGGCAGCACGATCGGTTGTGACCCGGTTAGAGCAGGTTCGAATCCTGCACATCCCATACTGTTATGTGTGTCTGCAGCAAACAATTAGCTCAATAGGTAGAGCACTTCCGGCTTGGAAAAGGACCGGGTTCGAGTCCCGGAAACAAACGACACACAGAAGTTTTGGTAACATCAAGTGTTGCTGAGACACTCATTAACGTGGTCAATGGGTTACATCAATGAGTGCCTGCAGCGAACCAAAATGATATGCGACAGCATATATAGCTTAATGGGTAGAGCGTCTCAGGTCATAGAGAGATCTGTGTCATGGGGAGGTCCGGGTTCGAATCCCGGTTGCAAAGCACTCAGTTTTCTTTGGAAGATCATGACCGAAAGTCATGATCTTCCGTTTGAACGTGATGTGACATGTTGAGCGAAAATTCCCGAGCATTTTTGACATTTTGCAACCCACCTGCCTTACACTAAATTTTTAACCTCTGCTAAGCTCTCTTAATACGCGTATTAAGAGAGCTTAGCAGAGGTTAAAAATTTAACGGAAAAGTTTTTTCGAGATTCCTCGAAACGGCGTGATGTTCTGCTAAGCTCTCTTATCGGAGTATTTTTCAGATTTTGGAGAATGTTGTCACCCACCTCCTTGCACTTAATTTTCAACCTCTGCTAAGCTCTCTTAATACGCCTATTAAGAGAGCTTAAATGAGTGTGTAATTCCAACGAAATTTGCTTGGATGTTGAATGCACTCGTCAAAAATGTTCGTCGGTTGAGGATAACGAGACTATATGTGTATGCAGGTCCTTTTCGTCCATTAGTTATAGTGTCTCGAATGAGATTGTCTGTTTAATTCGATTGATCATCTCTCATAACCAGAAATATGGATATAATATCTATTCAGAAATTCCTGAAGGAACGGATGACGGTCCATCTCCGTCAGACAATTGGTATAAAACTATAAAACCACATGAGAGATGGTTTTAGTGTCACGAGTGAATGAGATGTAAAAATGCCTCATGACAAGTTTCAAAACCCAATTCTATTTTGGCCGATTTAATCACCTCAACCAGAAAATTCGAGAGATTGCCAATTGATGATACTCTATTTGCATGGAATTCAAGGGATTTCGCAATCGTTCCAAAATCGAGTAATTGAGTATCATCGTTAATCGCTCTGGTTGAATCAAAATCATACATGACGTAATGTCCGTCAGATGCTCTAAATCCAGCGTTGTCTAAAGTGGCATCACCATGAATGATACCTTTTTGATGAAGACCATATAGCGCCAAACCTATATTCCAGAGCATTTTAACTCTTTCTCCTGGAATTTCTTTCCAGACCACATGTCCCTGATAACGGGAATCATGTTCGATTAGAGGGATGATTCGCTCAAATTCAATTGATGAATCATCTGGAAAACCCACGGGTCGCACCAGATAATCAAAGATGTCATACGTGAACTTTTCCACAAAATCACTTTGACATACTGCACGTCGTCCGTATCCAGCTTTAACCTTGATCTCACAGGTCACCATAGGTTTAACGAGAAGAACATTCAATGTTCTCATCACCCGATCGTGGGCATCTGCATTGTATTTTTGAACAACACTATTCTTTTTGACTGTCACTTCAGACGCGCCACTCGAAGTTACAATTCTTTCCTTCATATATTATTCTGTAAGGATTTCTGACCTGTCCATAGTGTCTCCCGCCTTTCACAATATGTCCCGAAAATGACGAAATAATCGTTGACATGCATGTATATTCGTCTTCATTTTGAGCGATTGCACAATTGGTCCCAATTATCGTGCACTTTGATTATGTTGAGCTCCAAGCTGATGTGATAACTCATTGCACGACAATGAGTTATCACGTTTGCAAAAAAACGTAATTGATCGAAATGTATGACGGTGAGACAGAGATTTCTGCCACACGCATATTGCACGATATCATCCAATCTTTCCGAAATGTGAAAAACTATGATGATCTCCCTGGTTTTCTGGAAACCGCACTCTCGGTGATCGGCACACTCGATAATGATGTCGTCTCTCAATCGGAGAAACGCAAATTCCATCATGATTCGCAGTCGATTATGGCGATCATGAATGCAGATGGTGTCTTGCGTGAATTGTTGGGTCATATTGCCACCAAAGATGATGTTGACTGCGCTATGGTCTTGTTGAATAGCTTAATTAGCTCTGCTAACATGTACAACAGCCGCAACACGTGGGTTTTGAATCGCAATGAGCTCGACAGACGGATTCAGAGCCTGACCGACATGGTTCTTGATGCTGCAAACCACATCATTCCCAATTCGTCAGAATCACGCTTTCCGTCATATCCAGAACCACGCGTTCCGTCATATCCAGAACCACCCAACAACAATGCAGAGACAAATGAGAATCGTCGTTGGGAAGCGGAACCCCAAACCAATAACAATGCAGAGACAATTGAGATTCGTCGTCCAAAGGCGGAACCCCCATCCAAAGATCCAGATTCATTGATGGACAGGGTGTGTGATGAATATCGATACCAAATAGTGGACGATTACACCTGTGTGGTGTGCATGGACAATCCTATTACTGTCAGAGTCCAACCATGTGGCCACGATGCATTTTGTTTGACCTGTGCTATGAAATGTTATCAATTGAACAACCGATGTCCGATTTGCCGTGGTCCGATGGATTCATTGGACTCAACATGAACAGTTTTTCGTCTTTTTGACATTTTGCATAAGTGCAAAACATCGTCGTGAGTTATTCAGTCATTCGCGGTTTTTGAGACCGGACGGGGACGAAACCCCGACCACACCTAATTCAGCCAGTTGGTCGTACGTGTGTGGAGGTGGTTTTGTTTTGCCTCTCCAAATGTTCTTAACCGTGTTTTCCGTCAATTCTTCTCCTGGTCGCTTGCATCGTTTGACAGCTTCAGCGGCTGTCAATGTTCCTTTGCTGTTGATGATGTCATTGTAGGTTTTGATTGAGTATTTTTGGCGAGTGATGATCTTTTTCTGTCGGGATTGTGACACTGATTTCAGTGTCAACTCTGATTGACATGACAACAATGCTTCATCATTTCGCCCCAAAACTGATCTTGCCCAATATTCAACATGGCCACAAAAATCAAAATCACACTCAAGCCGCATATTGCTGATAGCACCACACTGCGTCCCATGAAACATTGCACCGGATGCAAACGAGACCAACCCGCGTCAGGATTTGTGAGTCTGGCGGGAAAACCGACAACTCGATGTGCAACCTGTTTGGAGAAATCGCGACGACATGAGGCAACCAGGGCACCTCGGATCAGATCTTACAAAGAGTACGACAACAGACCGGAACGAAAGGTGGTCAAAAAGAAATGGCGAGAGGAGAATCGCGCAAAATGTGCTGAATATTGGATGAAATATCGTGCCAAAAAAATTGAGAATGATATTGACGGTTATCTTGCTCGTAACGCTGCAAATATGAGGGTGTATCGTCTGAAACATCCGGAATACTGCAAAAAACTCAATGAGCAGCGTCGCAATTCTCCCAAAGTGAAAATTGGCGTTTACAAAAGGAGTGCGAGAATTAAAGGGATTGAATGGCAACTTGCGGATGATGATGCACGGAATTTGTTGTTGGGAGACTGTTATTATTGTGGCAAATCTCCCGGAGAAGGCGTTAACGGGATTGATCGAATGGACAATTCTGTTGGATATCAACTCGACAATGTATGCTCTTGTTGCAGTGAATGTAATTACAGCAAATCCTCAATGTCGGCGTTGAATTACATTGCTGTGTGCATCCATATCGCAATTCACAATAAATTGCATGAAGGAAAAACGTCTCCAACAATCTTTCCAAGTATAAAAGGTGCTGGGTTTGCTTCATACAAAACTCGCGCGAACAAAAAAGCTCTGACTTTTGCTCTGACCTATGAAGAATTCAATGATTTGATTTCGTCTCAGTGTTATTTGTGTGGAGTCAAATATCCTCATGATATTGGAATAGACCGTGTGGACAATGATGAAGGGTACATTTCCTCAAACTGCAAACCATGCTGCAATACATGCAATATGTTGAAACGTGAATACACCTTGGACAGTGTACTTGAACGTTGTGCCAAAATTGCAAAACTTCATCAACATGTTGACGTTGATGGTCTGATCCCAGAGAAACACGTGGAGTATTCCGGAAGAACTAAGCTCACCGGAGGTGATTTGCAAAACCTCGCCATGGAGAGACGAGACACCCGCATCAAACGGTATCAAGAAACCATATGTAACACAAAGTACCGAAAACAACACGCTTTAAATCTTACATTAAAAACCGATGAGGATTCCGTCTCCCTGCGACAGTTTTCGGATGGGGTTTCTTGAAAAGTTTGCATCTCAGAAATGTTGCACTTGAGACTATTATTTCAAGTGCAACTTTTTTTTTTCAATGTGATCAAATCAATGAAAGAATTTTGAGAATTGTGGCAATAACAAGACGGTAAATCGTGCATTTCCATCAGTTACTATACGCCAAACCACCCCCTTTGGTCTGCTTGACAGCATCACCTGCTGACAGCATGACCTTGGGACCCCTGCAGTTTCCTGCAAGGCCGGACTATACCTTAAGAGATCACCGAGGTTGATTAGACCTCTCACCCCCAATCCATTATAGTCTCTGAACCTTCTCCATATCCTAATCATAGCGGACTTAGAAGCTTGGCTGCGGATTGTCCAATTCCTGTCGTTGTTACCATACCCTAGGTCATTACCCCGGCCACTGTACACTTTCATGCACAGCTTGGTAGACAGGACTCTCAGGAGTTTCCCGCAATTTAGAATTGTCGCAAACGTAATGGATACGTTCACTAGCTGATTATATGATAGTCATAGACTATCCCAGTGGTTACACTGTTTATCCCCATCGGTCATCACTGGAACCGATGAGGCAGTCAACTGTTTGGCACAGGTGGAATTTATGCCAGACATGATGCGCAGCACGTTGTAGTTCACGGCGTACACGCGAACCTTAGCGTCAATGCTGTTGTGGTTGGGGAACGTCACATTCAGCTGCAGGGTAGCGTTGTCGATACGGGAGAAGTTGGCCGAGCCGGATGGCTGGTGCTCCTCGGGCTTCAGAGCGAAGCTGTAGACGTTGATACCAGGGCTGGTAGGGATGTTCGTGTGGTGCTGATGAGGCTGCACCAGGTTGAAGTAAGGGCCGAAGCGCGTGCTGAAGCGGTCATGACCGTTCAGCTGCAACTTGGCGAAGTTGCAAGGGTTGTCACCACCATCGGGAGCCTGATGATCCTCATCGGGGTCACCGGTCACAGTGGTGTAGTTGGACCACTGGTGACCCTGGTAGTTGTTGGCAGAGCTGGGGGTAGCAACATGGTCCTCATGCTGAACCGTCCAGACCAACTCCTTGATGGGGTGGTTGAAGGACAAGCGGATCTTGTTGCTGCTGTTGGAGACAGATTCCTCACCAGTGTGCTGCAACTGCTCAATCAGGTACTCGTGAGAGACCTGAGCGAAGCGGCGGCGCTCATCAGTGTCAAGGTAGATGTAGTCCACGTACAGTGAAGCAGCACTCAGGCTCAGGCTGGTGAAATCAGAGGGAGCCGTGGTGATGATGCACTCAGACAGAGCACGGAACTCAACAGTCACCTTAACCTCATGGTACTGCAGAGCGATCAATGGCAGGGCCAGACCGACATTGCGGCAGAACCAGAACTGAAGGGGGATGTACAGAGTCGTTGAGGCCTTGTCATCAGTACCCCAGAACTGCAGAGAGCTCTCATCAGTGGGCGTGGTCTGGCCAATCATCTTGCCATAACCAACAACCTTGCCGGCCTCCTGGGTCAGATCATCCCAGATCTGGAGCCAGTCACCGTACTGTTTGTCAATCTGCTGGCCACCGATATCAACTTCACAGTTCTTCACCAGGTGGTGACCAATGTCGTTGATCCAGCGGAAGGAAGCGCTGTCAACCGAGACAGCGGGCAGAGTAGCCTGCAGGTAGATGCGGTTGATCAAATCACCATTGCGGCTGATAGTAGCCGACACACGCTTGCCGAAATCGGCAGCTCCGTTAACCTACGGTACCCCAAGGTTTCCCAGGGGGAGTAGACTGTACCTTAAGCCCATCACAGAGATTTGGTTAAATCTCTAGGACCCACACCTTACCAGTCGTTGAACCGGTTCCATATAACTCACCATAGCGTCACTTAGGAACTCGGCGGCGGATTGTCCATAGTTGCACCGCGTGAAGAGTGCGTTATCCTATGAATTTTTACTATACCCAGCTCTCACTGGCCATCAAACAGTTTCCCATTTGACTTAGTATCATAGGCTTTAGGAGTTTCCCGCATCCAGGCATGTCGCAGACAAATAATCTAAAGCTTCTTTGAAATTGTCGTGATTTCTCTTCAAAAAATACTTGGTTTTGATTCCCTTTCCCTTCACAGCAAATCCATGTTTGCATCTTTGAATGTTCTTTGGCAATTGTCGCTGAAATTTGGGAAGTGGTGATTCCATCTCATTCAATTCTTTCAAATATTCCAAGGCATCGTCAAACTGAGCAAATCTCCTGTCTTGTCCATTCTGCATTGGATGATTACAGACTCGGAATCCCATGGGATGTTTTATGATGTACATCGGCAAATCGCAAGATTTGCTGCTCCTGGAAAGAGATAATCTCATCTTCAAGCTCTTTGGAACGCCCAAATGAGTTTTTCTTATTTTCAACCTTCCTTCATCCGATATGATTCCACCGGAACCACCTAACTTGATGTTGTACCCAGTTGGTTTCAATGTGTTGTGAATTACGATGAACAAGATTTCTAATACATCCAATGTTGTTTGGTCATTGTTGCAGTTTGACAAAATTGTCAATTGAAAGCTGTCCACACCATACTTTCGTATGGCTCGATTCAAACAAACACAACTATCCTGATTGGCAGAATCGTAAATATGTTCTCTCCATCTGATCTCAAGAGATCTGGTACTTTGACCGATATATGATTTTCCGGAAGGTGAAGTTGCTTTGTAAATGATGCCCATAATTGAGAAGCTTAATCAATTTGTCCACTAGCGTCCGTGCATTTTTGTGGAGCACTAACTCGAGAGTCCCAAACATATCCACTTAGTCTGGGGAGAACGCTTTTCAGTCCCTAACGGTTGAGACCTGCTCGATAGACTCCATTGCGAAGTTCGTGTGGCGTCGGTAGACCACCTTGAAGTAGGTGATCTGAGGATTGCCCGTAAGATAAATATCTTGGGCGCCATAGGCAACAAGCTGCATAAGACCTCCTGACATATATTAGACTGCGGAAAATTATTTCTCGTAAATTCAAAAAAACAACAAAATAAAATCTCTATAGATCACGGAAAAATCAACACAAACACAACGTAACCAAAGGAAAATCAAAGCATCCCTTGATGAACAATGAACGAATGACTATGTAACGTCATGATGAGACCACGTATGAACCATTATTGTGCATGGATGCTAACTTCCCCGTAGGTGTGAAAAGAACATCAAGAGGGAACGATATTGGAGAGTTGATTGGTTTTGCGACGAAGAAGGAAATAGACCGAGAGCGAATCGTGTCTAGATTCACTCGATTAAATGTAAGGTGACCCCTCGACACCTTCAAATCCCAAATGCCAATCATCAAATTTCTGATGACCTCCTCTCTCATCAAAATAATGATAGGTGGGATGATTGCCGATATGATCGTCATATTTTGACTTCATGGCAAACTCAACCTTGCGCATGCCACAATCAATTGCGTCACGGTATTCTGCCAATTTGACGCTATCGATTTCGGAAGATTCTATCATCTCCCGTGCAAGATTGAAACTATCTCTGGCCCGTTCATACAACAGATAGTTGGAAATTGCCATTAATCCAAACCCTCCGTTGATAGCTTCCTCGATGGTGTCGGGATATCCCTCGACCATTAGCCCATCCCTATAGTAAGAAAATGCCTCTTCTCTTTGTCTGGAACGGGAGGTTCCTATCCATTTTATCCTCATTCGATTCATTACCGGATGAAACATCGTCAATCTCTGGGTAAATCTCCTCAACATGAAACAAACGTTGTTTCTCATTTTTTTCAGGTCGGGCTTCCGCCCCCGTGCGACGGTTTCTCAGTCCATCTGTCACCATGTGTGAACGTCCGAGGGTGTGTCAATCTGTCTGCCCATCTTAGGAACCATCAACAACCACTTATGATCTTTCTGAAGAGGAGCCCAGATAGCATCCGCTGACAAATTCTTCTGTTTGCGGTCATGAACATCTTTGAAACTGTCGTATGACTCTAAAAAGACCGCTGATAATTTATGCATCATCTCTGGACCATTGACCATATAGCAGATAGTACTCGATGCACCATATCGATGATGATTGACCCTTCTCAGATGATCACTGATTCGGACAGTTCTTTTTTCCAGTCCATTAAGGAGCCACCAGAGTTGTACGACATCCCAATCAGGTAATCCGCTAATCTCTTTTTTTAATGTTTGGTCACATGTGACCACGTCGTCGATCCAATAATCATCCTCTATTACCATAATCCGTCTCCATCCACTCTCGATGGCTGTCTTCATCGCTCGATAATGGCTGTGGGAACATCCTTTGGCTCCATTCTTTGGCAAATATGTCGCATCGAGGATGGTAACTTTGGATAATTTGCTCTTCTTGATGAATTCTTCCACGTTTTTGAGACGGTCTTTTCGATGTGCACAGTGAATAATGATAACACGGTCGACGAAACTGTTGAGCCATTCCATAACAAATATCAATAACTTTATCAGGTTGCAGGCGGAACGTTCACAAGGATGATGTTCGAAAATGGTTTATGTATGAGATATGACGGATCCTTATCAAATATTGGGAGTCTATCAGAATGCCACAGAAGGACAGATCAAGAAAAGATATTTGGAGTTGGCCAAAAAATTGCATCCGGACAGGGAAAATGGCGATGAAACGTCTTTCAAAATTCTGGCAGAGGCATACGGTATTTTGATGGATCCTGTCAAAAGACAGGAATATGATCTCAAAATGTATTCAGAGAATGTTGAAAACGCCCGCCATGGAATTTCTTCATCGAATATTAGCCATACTCTATTGGTATCCTTTGATCAGCTTTTTTCGGGAACCAGGAGACAGATTAGGGTTCATCGTCATGTGAATGGTAGAACAATCGAAAAAGTATTGACGGTTCATATACAACCAGGCACGCCTTCGGGACATCAAATAATTTTGAAAGGTTTAGGAAATAACAATGGAGATTTAATATTGACCGTGAAGGGTCAATTGCAAGATGGATATTGGTACAGAGGTGATGAGTTGATGCTGGATTTGCGAGTGACACTAAAGGAATCATTAATAGGATTTAAGAAAGAGATCAGATGTCTGGATGGCAGTACGGTCATTTTGGATCGAGTTGGGATCACAGAACATGGGTTTGAACATAGAATCAAAGGGAAGGGTATTCGCGGGAAAGATTTGGTAGTAAAGGTTTTAGTGAATTATCCTGAACGATTGCCCGAGGAAGTGACACAATTTTTGGATGAACATTTAAGATTTTGAGAGACAAATCATTAATTTCTCATCCATAGTATAATGTTCGATCTCCAGTCGCTGTTGAAATACCTGCTTGAGGGTGGTGCTGTTGCTCTGGCTGCTTACTACATTCCTCGCCGAAACATGGACATTCAAGAAGTGGCCATGATCGCCCTGACAGCCGCGGCTGTCTTCGCCGTTTTGGATCACTTCAGCCCAGCTGTGGCCGCTGGTGCCCGACAGGGTGCTGGTTTTGGCATCGGCATGAACACGGTTGGCGGTGGCCAGCAAGTCGAACAGCCATCTCAGCAATTGGAAGCCTTCTACGAGGGTGAGGAAGCTGAGGAGGCCGAGGAAGGTGAGGATCATGAGGACTCCGAGGCTTTCCAGGGTGATCAGATTGAAGGTTTCGAGGGCTTCTCTCAGAGCTTCTAAATTTCTGAACAGAAAATTCAAAAAACATCTTCAGACAATACCTGAAGATGTTTTGATGAAATGTCCACGGGATGAAAATGTCAATTTCTGTACACGTCACACCAAATTTTCTCTATTTCTCTACAAGCTGGTACTCCCTCATTCCATGGTTTCGGACCGCAGAAATGAAGCACATGGTCTTCCGGATCTATCCTTGATTTATTCTTGTAGTGCTCTCTGACTTGCCGGTTATAGCTGAAAGGTAAGTATCGGATTTCCTTCCCCCTGAAAAATTTGTTGATGACTTCCTGATCTGGCAATTTAGTCACCGTCATCTCATTCTGAATCTTCAACAAACCATTTAGCGTTTCAATGTTGTTGTATTTCGGACCGATCACCATCAAACCCGCATTGATTCCCCACTTAGCGATCACATCTCTGCCAATGGGAATAATTTTGCGAGTGGCTTTGGTATCGATGTCAGCGCAGGCCGCAAACTCACACTCTGATGGGAACTCCAATTTCTTGAGAGCAATTAGATCGCTGTCCAAAAAAATTACGCTGTCATATCCTGGTTGATCGAAAGCGCACAGAGACAACATACAAGCTGAATTATATCTGGGGTGTTTGATTCGCAAGTTGCGATTTAACCTGAAAGCAGTATCACAACTATCTTGGTATATAAAGGAATGGTGATTGTTTAACTCTTCCATTGACGTTGAGGAGAGCTTACAATACTCTGAATTATGGATAACTTTGAATGGTGTGTCTTCATCGATGGTATGGTGTTTTTTCAAAGACTTTACCAAAGCCACTAATCCGGGTGTATATTCATCCGAACAGACCGTGCAGAACAACCTTTTCATAAATGTGCAGAAACATTAACCCTAAAGATCATTCGAATCATCACACATGTGTTTGCACACGAAACGGCGCATGGCTGGTGTAAAATCTCCAATCAAATCAAGGAGACCATACACGGCTACCACGGTACCCGCAATGATCAAGCGATTGTTGAGAGTCACTGGAGATTGTGGAAAGAATGTCACTGCCCCAAACACCAAACCTGCCAGAACCACGTATCTCAAAATGGACACTATGATCGCACTCATGTATAGATTAGTCTTAAAAAACCCACGGACATTATGAAAGAATTCATCTTTGTCGTGGAAAGATTCACGGGAACCGGTCATATGAGAGGATATCAAGTGCATCGTCAATTGATGTCCATGAATATTCCGTCTCAGATTATGACACACCGAGAACTCTACAAAATCTTCCCTCAACATCATCACAAAAAAAACTGGAACTTCATCTTTAACCCTTACAGAGTTCATCTATCACCTAGTGTTCGCAAGGATTTAGAAAAAAACAGGGTCAAGTTGAACGACGATTGCATCGATGACGCAATTCATTGTTTGATCAAAGACAAACCTAAACCAGAGACTGGTTTACTCTTGTCCCGAGCGGTGTCCGTCTCAACTTCCAAAGAATTGGACCAGCAACAACGCCACTTCTTGGAAAGAGTGTGCAATGAAGTAATTACGGTTCTCAAAGGACTCTACCACACGCGTCTGGCTGACACCTTCAAAAACAAAATTGTGATCGTGGTCAAAATCAAGGAAGGTCTGACGGAGGGTCTCATCAAAGAACTCCGGATTAAGGGCAACGTTGTTCTGTATGATCCAGTTGACGCATATGTCAAAAAGAATAACGAAGGCATCATGAAAAGCAGCGTGACTGTCGCACGGAACTTTGATGCAGTCATCTGTATCAACACACAGATGCAGAAATTTTATCAAAAATGTGGTCTGAAGGCTATATGCATACATCACCATTGGGATCCTAGATTGAGAGAACATCTCGCACGGGAACGTAAAGAGCTTATTGGTTTCATGGGAGAGCACAGACACGGAAATTGTCTGTATGTCAAGTCTTTGAAAATCCCAAAGACTGAATCTTTCTCGAACATCGTTGAAAATGGGTCATCTTACCGTTTTCATTACAGTGTGAGAGACCCCAAGAGCGTCCTCGGAAAATATAAGTCAAACATCAAAATTGCTACGGCAGCGGCGATGAAATCCAACATTGTTGTATCACCAGATAGCTCCGTGATCGACATGTTAAATTTAATAGGAGACCATGATTACCCATATCTGCTCAAAGATTCCAAGGAAAGTACCGTCATATCCATGTTGGATTCCACTCAAAAAGAAAATAAAGAAGAGGCAAAAGGTCTAAAGGTAATGGACAAAATCAAGGATGTTACATCGATTAGCTACGTCGCCAAATTATATGTCGAAAGATTGCAACCTCTGGTTCCCGTTAAATTAGGAAACATACATCGCAAATCTAAAATTATCCTGCGTCGACGACGTTAATTCCAATCCCTACCAGCAGCATCAATGATGTCTCTGATCATGAAACGTTGTCGTGATGTATGTTTTTGACGATCCTTTGACAAGGGATCCAAGGATTTCATGATTTCATCTTGCATCTCCGTTGAGAGCAAATCATTTCGTCCCGCGATAGGCAGAATAGTACATAGAGCTTCCAGAGCCATCACGTGTGATGGCTCTGCTTTCTCTGATGGATTGGCTCGATCCAGAAGATTCCTCAAAATGTTGTTGTAATTTTCCACAGACAGCATGTCCATCTTTCGCAGCTCTGTCAACGCAACGGAATTATTGATGCACCATCGTTTCTCTTTGTGTTCAGCTGTCTCCAACTGCGTAGCATCGAAACTTCTCGGAGCGTCATGCTGCTTCATCAACAGTCTAATTAGTTGAGTCATAGCGATGGAATGACAACAACCGTTGAAAACTTTCAGATATGACTCGACCAATTGCGCTCCATCCATCAAGGACGACTGAAACAATTCGGCCAATTTATCAATTTGAGACTCTGGAATTTTGATTTTGTCGAGTCTCTCAATCGCAGAATCAACATTAGCATGAGATACCGTGCTCAGGATCTGACGTGCGTTTGACAATTCGCGCTCCACGCTGAATGGGACAGTTTTATTGACCACCGTTTTTTGGACGGGAGCCGTGAACTGAACGAAGAATGGATTGTGAGGATTGGGATATTGAATGTTACGAGGAGGTTTACCGCCTTTCTCCCTGCAAACATCGGCCAGAGCCTGTTCAAAAAGATTAGGACGGTTGTATTTCTCCAACAACTCGACGGACCAACTCATCGACATAGTCGGCAAATCGTCATCATTTTTTTGCTAATTATGATCAGACCTCATTTCGATGACAACTTGAAATGATGTTTGCGTGGATCCAACTGTGGGTATTTGTCATAGAGGTGAAACACGGCAGCTTCCTTGGCTTTAGCTTCAATCATAATATCCAATGGCTCATCAAAATCGAGCATCCATTGAGGAATCTCTTCCACAAAATCACTGTGCTTGCCGATAGCTCCATTTCCTTGTTCAGATACGTGCATTTTGATGGTAATTCCACGACGATGCCACGTCTCCAAAACCGACGGCAAATAATGCTCAATAGGTTGTAATTTGTGATCGGGGTGCAATAGACGATAACATTGATCATGATGGCTGTCCAATACAACGGGAACACGTGTGTGTCCAGAGATGAACAAACAATCCGCCACGCTGTATGATTTTTCACAATTCTCGAGAACTAACCGACGTCGTACGCGTTCGGGCAACCTGTAAAAATTTGAGATCCATCGTAACATCGTCGCTTCTTTGTTGCCGTACACGCCTCCACCGTGAACTACCATGACAGAATCAGGACCCATGGCCATAGTGTCCAGAATTTCTGCATGGTAGTCTAATTCATGCGCAGTGTTCTGGAAAACTTCCTCGTTAGGACTCCCAACGACGTTGTATTGACCCGGATGAAATGTCAAACGTTGTTTGTAGTGTCTGGCCAGTCTTCCGGCTTTCACCAAAAGTTCCCTGGCAAAATCGAGTGTATATTCAGGAGCCTTTGTGTTTGATTTGTGAGGGAATAGGTCACTGCTAATTCTGAGAACTCGAATACCATGCTCTGCATTCCACTTGATCATGGTGATGAGATCCAAACAATTTTGATATGCGCGTTGTTTTAACTGATCCATACCACCATCTTTCTTGAGAGTGCCCAGAGTTACCCTGCGTGAACAAAAAATTTTGCGATCACGCAGACCGTTGTTGATGCAACACAATCCCAGTTGGATATTCCTAGGTTCAAAATTGCGTGGGATGACGATCAACTCATCAGTTCCGGGAAGGGTTTTCGGAAGAGACTTGATCACACGGTCCTGAATTCTGCGAGGGACATAATCAAGGTCAATCAGTACTCTATTTCTGAGCAAATCCTCTGAATTTTTTCCAGCGGGAATCTTGTCCGACGGATCGCCCTTTCGAATTTTTTGCTCCAACTTTTGAGCATGATCATCGCACTCAACTTTGGTCCATCCTTTTGGATTGTAAATTGAGACATTCGGAAAACGCAATAGTTGGTGCAAGTCTGAATCACCGCTGACGATATAAATAGGAGTTGTTGGGAAAACTTCTGTGAAAAAACGAACTAGGACGGCGATTACATCATCGGCTTCTGCCTCGTGAATCCGAATGATTTCTCCAAAACGGTCTTTGCAAATTTCATTCAGGTTTTTGATGTGAGCACCGACCGAACTCTGCGGCCTCTCGTCACGATTTTCTTTGTAAGTGGACAAAAGCTTCATTCTCCAAATTTCGGGACGGGGACAGTCTCGAATCATCCACATTTTGGAAGTAGGTACTTTTACCTTCTTGCAAAATTTTTCCAGATGTGACCAGAATTGAGACACAATCTTTTGTTCTAAATCATCCGGTGGCGGAATTTGTCTGTTGGCCCACGACATCGTCGCGGTCACGCGGTAAAAACTATAACTGCAACTGTCGATCAGAACGATGGGATGGGGTGCCATATCTATTATTTCGCAATTCATTTTTGTTGAGCTTCTATCGCCTGAAATAGCTCAACAGAATAATGATGGCTACGCCATAACCAACGTAAATTAGAAAATCACGGTCAGTCAATATCTTCAGGATGCCAGATTCTCCCGCAGAAAAACCTTCCACCGTCTCATCGTCCATTGCTTTCAGCAACGATCTCATTTGCTTCCTGCACTTGGAGCATGATAATATACGCGCTATACTTCGTTCACAGCTGTGATCATCTGCGTCTATCGTCAAATCGGATACATGTCCATCGGAGACATCATCTGAAATTCCCAATGCTCGGTCCTGTTTCAGGATCGAGCCATTCTGAGAATTGTTGGTTGATTCGTTCGACGATGGTGGTGAAAAATCGGGATTTTTCAAACTTGACAAATCACTGGCCGTCGTCCTGGTATATGTTGAAAAATCAAGACTTCGAGGTTCTCTGAAAGCCTCACCCAAATTGGCTGGCATATAAAGTCTCCAGAAATTCTGTTCTTTATTATATGGACAGTCTTCTGCAAAATCAATACGTCGTGGGAGCTTTAACTCTCTTCATCTCATTGTATGCTTCTCTGGCTCGACCAGAATTGCCACCGTTCATGATGACATTATTCGAAAACCCTATTTTCAAAGTTTTGTTCATGTTTCTGGCGGTGTATCTAAGCAGCAAAAACATTCAACTGTCTTTGATGATCTCTGTAGCTTTCGTAGTTACCCTGAACCTAATAAGTGAACAAAGAATCTCGGAGGGATTCACGGAGGGTATTCGTGAAGGTCTGATGATGGAAGGTTTTGAGGATTCCGTTGAAGACAGTGATGAGAACTTTGACGGGGGGGAAGGCTTTGATGACGGTGAGGAAGGTTTTGATGACGGTGAGGAAGGTTTTGATGACGGTGAGGAAGGTTTTGATGACGATGATGAAGACTTTGTAGGCTCCGTTAGAGAGAATGAATAGAGCTTTTAAGACTATGGAAATCGTCAGGATGAGATGTTCACATAGTCAATGAATCGATTGTCATTGATTCATTGTCATTTCTTCGTTTAACTTTGTTCTCAATAAGAGACATATTTGGGAAATCGTGCCCCCCACGGCTCTTGTACACAAACTTGTCGGTGAAGAAGTTACCCTTCTCGAAACAACAGATCGAGTGCCTGTCAGCTATGATCTTGTAAAATTTGTGATTTTCTTGAATCGTCATATCCAGTCTAGTCAGAGTTACGGACAGTCTTCGAATACCACCAGGCAACATAAAGCTTGCACCTTTGCAACGATTCAGGTTCAGAGTTCTCAAATCGTTGGAATTGGTGATGAGACTGTTCATGCCTTCAAGATTGACGTCGACACAGTCAATCGTTTCCAATTTTGTGGGGTGCTGATGATTGTCAATCTCAATACGAGATATGCCATTGAGTGTGAGAGTTTTCAGATTGGAAGAGGGTTGAAAGACCATCACAAGATTTGTGGGAGAAAATAACTTTGACTGAAACTTGAATTCTTCCAGACTATTGGGAATCGAGATCACCACACGATCAGAATCAGATATTTCTACAGACTTCACGATGACCGTGCGCAGACCTTTTTCTTCTGACAATTTTTTGAAAAGAGCATTCATTTCCATGTTGGTTATCTTTCGATTGCAAATGCACAATTCTTTGATGGACTCTCTCATGTCTTGATGCCATGTATCCAGACAGGATTTGCTCGTCAACGTGAGTCTCTTAGACATGCGTTCACACCCAAAGGGACATGATCGCAGATCTGCCAAAATTCATTTTTTCGAACGTGTAGATATGCAAAAGTATGTCCCTCCCAAGAGACCAACCACATCTGGCCAATCGCACGTCACACCATCATCAACGAGACGTCCGATGATCAAACGATCCCCGCCCAAAAGAGTTTTCATCAATGAAAATCCATTCCCATGTCGTGATGGTGTCAACGAGAATGACCTGCTCCTAGTTGAAGCTATGTTGCAAAAATCTCAGGCTGACAGCACTTCTCCCCAGATGATTTTGACGGCGGGTCCGCCTGGGGCGGGAAAAACAACTATCCTCAAACACCATCTCGACAGCATCAACAGAAAACATGAGGAGTTTGCGATCATCTCGGTTGATGATCTGATGGAAATGATCCCAGAATATCAAAAAGCTATTGACATACTCAAATACAAGCCTGATTATGGTGTGAAGATCAATCAAAATCAAAAACTCTCATCTCGAAGAGCGGCCGATGATTGTCGCAACTTGGCCAGAGCATTGACCAGAGACCATTTACTGCCTCGGATTCTGAGAGAAAAACGTGATTTTATTTATGACACCACCGCGAGAAACACTCGCTTCTATGAGAGATTGATCGATGATGCCAAGAAATTGGGATACCATGTAACTACTCTGTACGTCACTGCGTCTCTTGATACTCTTAGAGACCGTGTCTCAGGGAGATCGATGAAAACTGGCAGATATATTCCGTTGAACACCGTCAAATTCATCAGTGACACAATGAAGACCAGAAGAGTATTCGAGAGCCTATGTCGTTTGTCTGATCGTTGTTTTGCCTACGACAATGAGAGGAAACAGATACTCCTCGCCGAAAAAGATTATGATGGAGTGTTGCGCTGTTACGTCGACAATGACCTGGTGTCAAAAGATGACTGTGATCAACATTATGATAAGAAATAATTTGAGAGTGCTCTCGAAATTAGATTGATTTTCCAATATGTATATAGATGGACAGCTCTTTGCTACTCTATGGAGCAATCATCATGATGTCCAATCTGGGAGCAAAATACATTCAAGCGGATCTTCATGAGGGGTTTGATCGTATTGGATATCATCCCGCGGTTCGCAAGTTGATCATTCTGGGATTGATCTACGCTACCGTCAGGGATTTACCACAATCATTGTTGATTTTGCTCATATACATGATCATCAGGAGGTCATTGTCTGACCATGACCCTGACCGTATTTAAACCACCAACGTCAAATTTTACCACAGAATTATTGCCATCCTGTAGTTAATTTTGAAGACGGTAATAAGTTTCAAAAAACACGACCTCTCATTTGCTGCTCTTGATAATGATTCCATAGTTTCTGTCGATCACGTTGCCGCCGCGATGTTTGTAGTATATGCCCTTTGACGAACTGCCTCCTTTCAAGACCGACCCTGGTTTCAAAGCGGGATTGCTGGTTCTGTACAAGACCCCGTAATTATGGGCACTACCAGACCCACCTGTTTGATTTGAATTGAGAATTTCCGCGACAGCAGCCTGAATGACGTCATAACCGGGAACATCAGTGAGTCTTTCAGATTTTTTTCGAGCTCCGAAAATCAGACACGTCATGTTGCTCTTGTTCAGTTCACATCCATTAAGATCCATCAGAGCCAATCCAGCCTTGATGTCGTCCATATGTTTCTTTGAGATCCTGCCCTTGTAGCCGTTACACTTCCTGATGCTTTTTGCGATCAGAGAAGCTGGGTCTGCGCCACCTGCTTGTTGGGCCACTTGTTCTACTGATCCAAATATGCCCGACAACAGACCCGATCCCTCTGTGTCCTGAGCTACTTGTGACGCCTGACTCTCTGCGTCCTGAGCAATCTGGGAAGTTTGACTCTCTGCACTCTGAGCGATCTGGGAAGTTTGAGTTTCTGCCTTCTGGGCAAATTGCGAGCTTTCCGGGTTCATGTTTGTTCGTTGTGTTCTGGGTTGCCGTTGGACCTGTTGCGTTCTGGGTTGCCCTTGGACCTGTTGCGTTCTGGGTTGCTGTTGAACCCCTTGCGTTCTGGGTTGCTGTTGAACCCCTTGCGTTCTGGGTTGCCCTTGGACCTGTTGCGTTCTGGGTTGCCGTTGGATCTGTTGCGTTCTGGGCTGCGGTTGGACCTGTTGCGTTCTGGGCTGCGGTTGGACCTGTCGCGTTCTGGGCTGCGGTTGGACCTGTTGCATTCTGGGCTGCGGTTGGACCTGTTGCGTTCTGGGCTGCGGTTGGACCTGTTGCGTTCTGGATTGCTGTTGAGACGCGACAGGTCTCTGTGCGCCACAATAACACTGCTCCAATTGGTACGATCCTGTTTGAGGTGGATTATTTTCTGGACAGTAGCATACCTTTGGCACATACCTCTTGGTTTGTTGCGCAACCTGGGTGGGCGGAGAGGATGTTTGAACCAATTGAGCACCCAAATTGGCAACAGCTCCTCGAGCAGCGCTCTTGAACGTGGATCCTTTGAGATTTCTGACGGCTCCTCTGAGACTGAATCCCCCTTTCATATATATACTATTTTATTTCCTGGTTTAAAGCACACAGATACACAAAACCATATTCATCATGTTGAGGAAAAAACTAATCGTTATGCCTCGATCTAAGTCGAATACCCAGCTCAATACCCAGCCCAATACCCAGCCCAATACCCAGCCCAATACCCAGCCCAAGGACGCAGGTCTTCTACACAAAATCAAAAATGTGGTCAGTGAACTTAAGCAAGAGCATTCTGTTGAATCTACTGCTATCGAGGTTGAACACGTTGCTGAAATCACCACCGAGAAGGTCGATGGAGATCTTCCCAAAAAACGAGGACGTGGGAGACCTCGCATCAAACCGGTACAACCTTCTACTTCAACACGTGGAAGACAAAGACAGTCAACCGTTTCTCAGAAAGTATTCAACATGACTGTGTCGCAACCTCAAACCAAAGAGATCGAAGATGATAACCTAGTCAAGTTGAAATTAGACAGAAAGACGTTCCAAGAAATGGTTAGAAGTCTATTGAGCACCACCAACAAATACAAAAGTGATGAACCCAGTGCGCTGTCCCCAAATAATCTCCATTTGTTACATCATCAGAATGATATTCCAGACTTCTTGAAACCGGCTCAAGCTCCTGTTGATGCTAAACTTCCTAGAGTCCACAAAATGACAACCGACATAGATCCAGAGCAAATTTCTTTCGAAAGCGAATCAATCACAGAAAGCATGGAATCCTCTCAAAAACCCGTCAATGTGTCCGTTTTGATGTCGGCTTTTAACGATGAGTGGCCCGCAACTTCCCCATATGCTTGTTGGCACTGCACGGAAACCTTCAATGACAGACCTGTGGGAATTCCCGATCATGTTGACACTCTGGGACGTTATCATTGTTATGGTAATTTCTGTAGCTACAACTGTGCTGCGGCATATTTGTTTGATCACGAACGTTCCAGAGAAAAATGGGAAAAATACGCATTGTTGAATGCTCTGTGTCGCGCCGTCAACTCATTGTCAATCCTCTCGAAGATCACATTGGCTCCACCAAAGGTCATATTAAAGAAATATGGAGGTAGGAAGACGATAACGGAATATCGTCAATCTTTCCATACCAACAAAACATACACCATCTACCATCCGCCAATTGTACCAATTTCCCTGTACATGGAGGAAATCAATCCCATCCAACGACAACCGGAAATTACACAAAAGAAAGTATCAATAGACCGCAACCACATTCAGAATCTGACTCAAACGAGAATTGCACGCAAACAAGATCAGCTCAAGGACGTCAAAACCATCGACAAATGTTTCAACATCAAAGTTTTATGAGACCATGTTGCTGCTTCAACCAAGATGTGGACACACGGTTCATGTATTAGCTCTCTTAATACGCCTATTAAGATAACTAAGCGGAGTATTTTGGATTTTTTGGACATTTGGCAACCCACCTGCCTTGCAAAAATTTGTATGCTCTGCTAAGCTCTCTTAATACGCGTATTTAGCTCTCTTAATACGCGTATTAAGAGAGCTTAGCAGAGTACGTCAAAAAAATGGCGGTCGGTAATATTGGATTTTTGTTACTTTGTGTCAAAATGATATCGATTCAGAAAAGATGCCCACATCCCGGATGGATTTTCAGAATGTATATATGTCAGATTTCTCTGAACAAAACACACTTGAGCCTTTCTTAGATCCTTCGAACGATCGTTTGACGGCCTACCCCATCAAATATCCAGACATTTGGGCGATGTACAAGAAGCAAAGAGCGAGTAGCTGGGAAGTAGAAGAGGTTGAACTTGACAAAGATTACGACGATTTTTTGAAATTGTCGGAAGACGAGAGACACTTCATCAAATACGTTCTGGCTTTTTTTGCAGGGTCAGATGGTCTCGTCAATTTAAATCTGGTGGAGAATTTCATAGACGATGTCACCGCATATGAAGCTAAGATGTGTTATCGTTATCAGGCCTCCATGGAAGATGTGCACAACGAAATGTACAGTCTCCTGTTGGAAACCCTGATTAAAGATCCCTCAGAGAAAGACCATTTAATGAACGCCCTGGAGACAATTCCATGCATCGGGGCTAAGGGTGAATGGACGCGTAAATGGATGTCCGGGAAACGCGCGTCCTTCGCAACTAGAGTGTTCGCTTTTGCCATCGTGGAAGGGGTATTCTTTAGCGGAAGTTTCTGCGCCATCTTTTGGATTGGCACCAAGAACCTGATGCCGGGCCTCATTAAATCAAATGCTTTCATTTCGAGAGACGAGGGCATGCACACCGATTTTGCTTGCCTGATCTACTCCAAACTCAAAAATAGATTATCACAGAACACCGCACACGATATCATGAGGGATGCCGTTCAATTAGAAAAAGATTTTATCAATGGAGCTCTGCCGTATCGACTGCCTGCCATGAACGCGAACATGATGTCGCAGTACATCGAATATGTGGCAGACTTGTTGCTGAACACGATGGGATATCAACCATTGTACAATTCCTCTAATCCATTTCCCTTCATGGAAAAAATCTCACTCGAATCAAAATCAAACTTTTTTGAACATAATCCATCGGAATATCAAAAGGCGAGCATCAATAACGCCGTTAAAAATAGCGAGGGTTCATTATTGTTGGTTGATGATTTTTGAAAAACATTGGAAAAATGATGATGAGAAAACCTGAAAATGCGAAATAATTGATGACATATCGTTGTTCGACTGGGTGAATGCATCATATATCTTCCCCCGTGCTTGGGTCAATGCACAAATATGATTGGATCCAATTTTGAAGCGATCAAAATGTGGATCAAACTCTTGAAAGTTCAAAATACAAAGCTCAAATGTAAAAGTTAAAAAAGCAAAGTTTCCGAGACACGGGCAAGCAAATCATGCTCGTTCTCAACACAGAGCTCAAACCACAAACCGCAAACTTTTTTCAAAACCAGGAATCTGGCAACAGGGCCGAAGATAGCTCAGATGCAGCCACCTGGCTGCTCAGCCGAACAATAACTTTGTTCTCTATGGTCATGGAGAACAAAGTTATGACGTCAAAGTTACAGTGCGTAGAGAATGACATGATGCACTCCGATTAGTTATCCTGAACCTCAATGCGTGTGATGCTGTTGATTTCCGAGAGACGAAAATCAACCTCGTTTTTGAAATTATCCAATTCGTCAAGCATCTTGGGAATGGTTTCCGTGAGCCCAACGGGATCAACGTTTTTGACGGCATTCATGTTCCTGAAAGTTTCCGAGAGCTGTTCCATGTCATTGGCTACATTAAAATCCTTAGATGATCTTGAACCAATGGTGCCACGAGACATCAACTCGTCGAGTCGTCTCTCATTGTCCTGTTCCTTCGAAGCACGGATCTGTGCTGCTCTCGTGTGATCTTCACGAAGTTTTCCAATGAACTTACCACGCAGGTTCATTATTTCCTTCTTGGAGATGGCCTCTGCGATAGTATATTCTTTGCCGCAAATGTTAACTCTGGTGGTCGCATTAGTCTGTGAAATAGTTGCATTGAGTCGTTCCAGAAAGCGAAATTGGTCTTCAATGGATTGATACACTCTCTTGATCTGTCTCTCCAGATCGGTGGTATTCTCCCCCTTGGGTTTGATCTCTTCGAATCTGACTCTCTCAATCAGATCCTCAATCTTTTTTTGAATCAGCTTGCGCTTAGCGAGTGCCTCGGTCAGTGTGTATTGGACCATATCATCCCAAAAATTGAACTCTAGACCAGGACCGTTTTTTTTCAATTTCAAATAAAATGATTATCATCATGAAAAGATGATCACACATTTGGTCAAAGAGTATTTTCACATTTCCGAAGGCCAAATGACCCTGCCTTTCAGGGGAGTTAAAACCAGAGAAGACGTGTTATCTTCGGAAGGTCTCAGAGAGTATGATGCTCTCCAAAAAACCATCGACGAAGAATTTTCTTGGGATCAGGTGAAGACCGGTGCCAAATTGATGTATGAACACAATAATAATCTTACAGCCACTTGGTATGAAGGTCCCGACAGGATTGTTTCGAGTGGAATCAAATTTATGATACCCGTGACGGAGAATGTGGTTGCGGTCAAAACTCAAAACAGTTTGTATTTCTTAGAACTTCTCGGGTAGCAAGACCGGAATTCGACATTCCTGATAGAAAGATGGGTGCTTTACCCGTCGATAATTCCAACAACTATCTTTGAAATTCACCAGCAACGATAATGCTGTTTCGAAATATTTCAACTGAGACATACCTGAGCATGTTCCATGTTTCAACCATTCGTGTTCCCAGAATTTCACATTATCGCCGTCACACGACGGCCACATACGATACAATTCTGGAAAATGACGAACAGTCTCATTTTCCAGAACATCGCTCCTGTTACACCATTGCGGCCATTTATGTTCCGTGAACTGTGGCCACAATCCATGCAACGTCCAAGAAGATTCAGCGTCACATCGTTTTAAAGCTAAGAGAAAATACTCGTCGTTCGACGATGTCCAAAAATCAGCGTGGTTTGATTTCCCCATCGCTACAAAACCAAATTCATCGATCAACCCGTAGGGATCGCCAAAATACTTCAACACCAAATACAATGAATAGATCATCGCGATAGTTACTGTGTAGGTCACACATTTTCCCATGTCCCTCTGTGATCATTTCATTTTTTTGTGACCAATAATCCTCATATCTCTCGGTTCTTTGAGTTTAAATTTGGCCGGTTCTTGTCTGATGTCCTCGAGCCCACATTCTTCCAGCAAGGAAATCAGGGTGTCCGGGGTGTATAGCCATTTATGGCACATGAGTGGATCCTTATGTTGTGGATCTCCGTACAGACACCACATGGTGCGCTGTCCGCGAACATCAGCTCGAATGTTTTCTGGATTCGATAGAATTTCTCTGCACGCTGAGAGCAAATTGGGAGTTTCCAAGATTAATTTTCCCCCTGGACGCAACATTCTGATCCATTCCCTGAGGAGATCTCTAACTTCCCACTCATAAAAATGTTCCACGACGTGTACCGACAGAATTTCATGAATTGTGTCCGTTTTGATGAGCTCTTTCATATCTCTAATGTCTGCGACCATATCAACCCCCGGTCTATTAACCGCATCGACGTTGATGTATCCCGGCAAAATTTTGTTCCCGCATCCAAGATTGAGTTTCAAAATCCGACTGGATTCCGACGAAATCACTCGCGGTGTCTTTTGCGCAAACTTCTGGGCAACTCTCAGAGCATTTTCAAGTGCATTTGTGATATTGTCCGAAGAGTATTTTTGCGTCAAATATTTCTGAGCATCCAGAATTTTCCTCGTGCGTTCTTGAACGCTCAGTTTCAAATAATCCTCGACACCTTCGATTATGTCGGAGTTCAACTCTACAAATGGAGCTAGCTCCTTGTATGACGGCAAGGGATACAGCACACAGTTTATCCCGCTCAGCAAAGCGGTCATCGGACGATTGATGGTCTTGGCCTGATTAAATGTGTCATCGCTGGAAGGTACGATGGTCAAGTGTGCTTTGGACAAAATTTCGCTCAACTTTTCATCAGACCACAAGATGATCTTGACGTTCATTCCAGCAAAATTCTCCGCTGCATTTTTCAACCGCGGTGAATAATTCGTAACAACGTAGAGACGGAAAGGAACTTTGATTCTTTCGAACAAAGACGGCAACATCTTCTCCAAATAATCAAAATTCGGACCCAACACCCCGAACCAGACAATACGAAGCGTTGATTGACCGTCCCATGGATGAGGCGATAGAGGTGGTCTATCTATCATTTCTGGAACTAAATGCACTGGTTTGGTGGTTCGTGTTTCCAATTTTTGTTGCAGAAAAGGAGATGCTGCAACGTAAACCGTGACAACCTCGGATATTTCCTCATAGATTCTTTTGGTATTTATGGTTGGAATGGTCTCTGGATCATCACATATATCACATAAAATTGGCAGCTTGCTCTGACCGAGGGCATCAACTAATCTGGGGCGTGTATTCCCGAGCATTTTGAAAAGAAAAACACAGTCCACCCTCTTCAAAATATCGTTGACAGTGCTTTCATCATCGATGTTGCACATGACTATGTGATGACCTCTTTTCTTCAACTCCATCATGGGCAGAATAGCTCTCAACCGAACACTAGGAATACTCGATGTGATTGATGAGTTGGAATCTTGATGAATTTCCCCCACCAAACAAAGTATCTTCATGATTCTCTCAAATTATTTTGTGAATCCTATGACGAGCCGTGGGGGTTCCCACCAAATCCGGCTTTGATGGCATTTTCTTTGATTTTCCTTAACATCGAATCCGAAAACAGTTCTTTGTCATGTTTATCTCTCAGCAAATTTCTGATTCTGATGGGTCGGTGAGCTTGTACACCCGTTTTGGGATCATCAAATGCTTGAAATTTCACAATTTCTTTATCCGAACCACTCACCAACTGATTCGCGATACGCTCGGTTAATAGCTTCTTGCTGATCACCACGTGTTCCAGATTAGGACAGGCCTCTAGCAGATCCATTACCACATCCTGCGTCAAATTGTCCGAAGTAACGCAGATTTTCTTTAACGACAGAGAACGCAACCGTGCCCAGATCTCCGGTAATATCAAATTCTTGTATGGATTAGTTTGACAACTGAATTTGCAATCTTCAACCCACAGGCTCTCCATGCGTTCATGACGGATTACATGAATGAAAATTGAGAGATCGATGTTAACGCACTCTGTCAGGGTAAGATGGCGCAAATTAGGCATAGACTTGCAAATCTGTGCGATCGTCTTGTTGGTAATTTGGGGACAATGTGATATGGTCAATTCCGACAGTTTTGGCAGCAATTGTAGCCACTCAAATGATCCTACACGGATATTACGGTCGAGCGTCAATTTGGACACGAGCGAACAATCGCAAACAGGCAACAGCTCTCCCAACATGGCTGACGTCATCAGCTGACACCCCCCAAGATTTAAATGAGAATCACGCACCATTTCTTTCATGACTTCAACATCTCTGCCACGACCAAAATCAAAACCCATCGGCAATTTCAGGACGCTCCTGTCGTGGTTTTTTATTCCCTTGGGAATGCGCAACAGCTTCCTTTCAGATCCGCTCAGTTTCGAAACAACAAATTTCATGCTGGAACTGCGAATCACCTCAGAATGAATAACCGGCGATACATCTGGTGATGAATCGGAAGTTACCTCAGGTCTCTTGCCAATAACACGATTCTTGATCAAATAAAACATATCGTTCATATCTTCCATAATCATGATCAGACGATCGGATGTTAAATAGACTGCATAAATGTATCTCAGTTCACCCGCTGTGAACTTCGAAACGCGCTTGTCACCGTCATAACAAATACGATCTTCATGGTTGAGCATCTCATTCAAGTGAGTCAATGCTATGCCAACATTCCCCAGGGTAGCATATCTTGTCAACATGAATTTCAACTCTCGGTCCATATGACTCAATCATCTTCATTTTCAGATGTTAGCCGCGGAGAAATATCTCCGTTCAATTATACATGCCCGTCGCGAAACCAATTCCCAAATCTCATCGGAAGAAAGGGGACATGGCAAAGACCACATCAAAGAATGTGTCCAAACAGACTCCTAGGTCCTCAGATACACTGCAATCTAAGGCTGCAGCCAAACAACAATCTAAGGCTGCAGCCAAACAACAATCTAAGGCTGCAGCCAAACAACAATCTAAGGCTGCAGCAAAACAACAATCTAAGACTGCAGCCAAACAACAATCTAAGGCTGCAGCCAAACAGCAATCTAAGGCTGCAGCCAAACAGCAATCTAAGGCTGTTTCAGTCGCCAAGAAACCAGAGTGCGTTTCTAAACCGCCTGTTTCAAATCCACTGATTCCAGCTTTTGCGTCACCAACGTTCTCTTCTCGTGCGGCGTTCCGTATAGATATTCCTACGGTTCAAAAAGAGACATTCTGCAACATTGATGACCCATACTGCCGACAGGGAATTACCACCATCATACCATCTGAGGCACGCCGTCGTGGATCCGTCGAACCTCTTTCTGAAACATATCGATTGGATCAACCATCCGAATATCGAGATGGTAAAATGCGTCTGAACGTCAAAAATATCACGGCTCTCAGAGCTATTCCATATGATCAGAAAATTGTGGATGATGCAAAAGACACAATGCAAATCGTGCACGTCGAAAAACACGAGGTCGACGAATTAACCTATCTCTATTTGATGGAGGTCAAGAATGTGCTCATCGGAGTGGCCGTCATCAGACTCAACTACGATCATCTGCTAGAATTGTACCTGAATGATAATTATTTGAACAATGTGGTGAACTGCCTCCATGGCCAACATTTCATGACGGATCTCCCCAAGAACAAATACGTCTTGGAGCATCCTATGGAGTTTAACTATGGACCCATTTACGATGGACAACAAATCTTGATCGTCATCGGTACGGATGTCCCCAAGAGATCGCACATTCTGGATCACGCTCGAAAATTAACCTCCAGCGAAATCGAAATAAATATGATGAAAAGAAATGGGTGTCGCGCACGTCAAAGACATTTAACCGTCAGCAAAGATGGGAACATATTGAATTACACCGGCTTCAAGAATTTCATCAAAGAGATCAATAAACAAAGAGAGATAACAGAAGATGTAATACCTTCAAACTCCCGTTCATGCTGCAGGTATGCTGTTAACATCGCAGAAAAAGTGTTCAGTTTGAACGATGAAACAGCAGTTAAAGATTTCATCAAAATGGTCAACGAAAAACGCACCGCTCGCACATTTTTAGAGAGTAACGTAGATCAAAAGGTCATTCAATGGATCAAAGATAATAAGGGACTCCCACAGGAAGTCAGAGTCATTTTACCCAGAAGGGATGTTTGAGTATGATCATCACATAGACAGACGATTTTTCAAACATCGAGACCTGATCGGTGGGAGTGCGTTCAAACAGAACTTAAGACTTTGTGACAATTTTTTCGTCGGATTATTATAGATGGAGTCATACCTCAAGAACATTACATTGGATTGGGCCAAAGTTGGTACCATGTTGACGGTCTCTCACCTCCTTTCAGGTGGATCTGTGAATGATCCCGAGTGGATCAAGAGCAGTCTTTTCACCCTGCTCGGTTTTTCTGCCTATGAAGGCCTCGTAAGCAAATTTGTGAACGCCAGCATGTTTGGAGAAAAATACGAACCATTGGTCCATACCGTTCTGAAAGTTTTGACCATGTTGGTGGTATCTCGTCTTTTGGCCGGTGGCAGTCTGACCGATCAGGATTGGATCAAGAGCAGTCTCTTCACCATCGCTGGTTTTGCTGTTTACGTCCTCTTCATCCACCGCCGTTTGACTGGTCACCAGTTCACGGATAATCCTGATTTGGCCAACAGTCTGGATGACGCCGTCAATTTCGGAACTATGTTCTTGGTGTCCCGAACTCTGAGTGGTCAGAGCCTGAGTGACCGCAGCTGGGTTCTCGACAGTTTGTACACAATTGCTGGTTTCGCTGTTTACGATTTGGGTGTGTCTCGTGTCGTCGCCATGTTGGGTCATGATCCCCACAGCGGCAGACTTCCCGCTCACACTGAGCATCACTCGCATTAAGTCATATCCTTCCCGTTAAAGCTCTTAAAGGGGCCTATATCAAGAAGATCATACTCACAATCTTCACAGCATCTTATTAGTCGATCGAAAAGACCATCTGGGGTCTTCTCGGTTCTCAGAATGACGCAAATACCTCCTTCTACTCCATGAACGCCAACGTATCCTGGGATTCCCAACAACACGGTATCATCTCCCAAGAAAGGCCTCAAAAATTCCTCATTGTGGGTGCGACAAGTTATCTCATGATGGCAATCACGATCATCCAGAAATTGTGATGGATTTCTTTCCAATAACCTGGGCAAAACTTTCTCGCTCACATTCTCGTCATTGAGCAAGACAACATCACCATCTCCGTAATCCCGATATGTTCTAATCCGGAAAATATCGGGATCGCCGTACAATTGATTCAACGAAACATGCAT